CTTGGTGTCCTTGAGCAACTTGCCGGAGACTTCCAGGGCGGCGTAGTCGTCACCGATCAGGCCGATGTTCTGCGCAGCGCCAACCTTCACGCGGTGGGCGGTGACCATCGTCTCCTTGCCGGAGCGGGCTTCGTTCAGACCGGCGAAAACCATCTCGTATTCCTTGCCGGAGTTGACCAGAGCCTCGACAGCATCAGCGGATGCCTTGGTGTAGGTGATCATCATCACCTCGCCATCAGTCATGTCGGCACCAGCGGCAATCAGGACACCGCCAGGGACAACGGTGTAGTCAGTATCGGCGACCAGGATCACCTTGCCCATGCAGGTCCAGGTCACGGTGCCGTCAACAACGGTGGCGCCGACAGTGGTCGGATAGGTCGGGATGGAGCCGCCAGAAGTACCGTTTGCGGTGGCCTTGTAGTAGAAGCCGTTCGGCGTTGCCGGCACCACATAGGCGTTCAGGGCGTAGGGCGTGGTGTTCGCGCGGGTAGCGGCAGAAGCGCCTTCCTTGGCCTCAACGCTTGTCACGGCTGAGGCGATGTTGTTCACGGGCAACAGGGCGCCCTTGTAGCCAGTGTGCTCCTCATCGGGCACAGCGCCGGATGCCACGTCAGTAGCAGCGCCGTACAGCACGCGCGCCAGGTTCTCCGCAGACAGGTCGTGCATGGTCATGGACATTTCCACGGCAGAGATGCGGCGCACTTCGTTGTAGGTGCCGCCGCCTGCGTTGGTGTAGTCCTTGAGCTCCTTCGTCTCCTCGGTGACGGCAAACGACAGGGCTGAGCAGTTGCCCACCTCGATGAGACCAGAGGCAGCGCCAATCTCTCGCAGGTATACCTTGCCGGAACCGATGTAGCTGTAGTCAGCCATGATGCTTCTCCTTTCAGTGGTGATTAACTCGGGTCACCCTTGAAGGTGCTCCGACAAGCAAAGCCGATGGGCACGTAGGCGAACCCACCTTCGTACTCGGGGCCGGGGGCCGCCGTGAGTTTCAGACGGGCGCCGCCAGGGACTTGGAAGCCGAGCAGGGCCGTCAGCACGTCCTGCGCGATGTCGCTCACGTCCTCCTTCGCAGCCAGGTTGTCGCCACCGCCGGTGGCGTTCTTCGCCACGCACACGACAGCCCAGGTCTGCTCGATCTGTTGGATGTGCGGGACGTTCACGTTGGAGTCGGCCGGCTGGTACCCCTCGTAGACCACGAACACGGCCGGGGCCTTGTTCCGCAGTTCCGGTACGCGGGACAGTTCGGCCAGGCTGGTGACCTTGATGCCGGCTGGAAGCTTGTCCACCAGCCGCTCAACGATGGCTTCTTCGATCCCGGCGAACATTAGGCAGGCTCCTTCATGACTTCCAGAAAGTGAGCCTTGATGCGCGATACCACCGCTGCCCGCCACTTAGCCGGCAGAGTCGTTTCGCCAGTGGCCGGGTTGAGCGGCAGGTATGGCCTGGCCTGGATGAACACGGACTTCTTGCGGAAGATGCCGCCGCCAGGGCGCGGGATGGCAAGGAACGGCGCGTTCTTCGCGGTGATCGTGCCGCCGAACTGATGGATGCGCGCGTACTTGAGATTGGTGCCGACCGTGACCCCGTCGTTGTCGGCCACGGCACGGATGCTACGGCGCAGGCGGCCGGTATCGGAAAGCGGTTGGCCCTTGCGCAGTTTCGGAGGCGTCCACTTGAAGCCCCACGGATCCTGCGCGGACCTGAATCCCAGTTGCACCTGGGTCAGCACACCTGCGCCAACCCGCTCGTACAACGCCTTCGTCTGCGCGGCCTGCTCCAGCTTGTCGAGTTTTGCCTTCAGCCCGCCGTCGAGGATGCGGAACGAGATGACGCCGGCCATCAGAAGTCCTCCAGCGTCTCGGCGGTGAACACACGCTCCTGGCTGTAGTAGTCCATGCCAACCGCGTTCACGGGCAGAACGCCGTTCACGTCAGGGGGCAGTACAACAACGCCCTGCGAGATCAGTTTCAGCATCGCCATGGCATCTTCGTACCGCTGGCGCACTTCTTCGGTGGCACGGTCGTCCCACAGTCGGAAGCGCGCGATATCGGCGGCCGGCCCGACCAGGATCGCCGGCGTGTAGGTGAGCGGCAGCGTGTATCGGGCGGCCAGGTAGCCGTCGATCAGCGCATCCGCATCGGCGAGTGCCTTTCCGAGGACGGTTGCGTTGACGACGCCCGCGCCCGTGCGATCGGTGAGCTCGATGATTTCCTGCTCATCGAACCTGTCCGTCATATCGGATTGCGTTGCGTAGGTCATTCAATCGCCCTTGAAAAGACCCCTGGCCGAAGCCAGGGGAAGGTCCTGCTAGGAGGAGTGAAGCAACTTAGGACTTGGCCAGGGTGATGATCGCGGCCGGGCGGGTGCACAGCATGACCGGGTGGGTCTGCATGGTCATCTCCCAGCCCTTACCGCCCTTCATCGCCTCGGCGCGGGGGTAGTACGGAGCGCCCATCGCGCCGGCACCAACGGAGTCGATGGTGTCGTCCGGGGCGAAGCCCTGGAGGAACAGGCCGGGCACGCCAAGGGGGACGGCGACAGCCTTGGTGTCGGTGATGGCGGTGGAAGCGGAGCCACGGTAACGCTCCCAAGTCACGCCGGCGAAGGTGAACATATCGCGGGGATCGTTGCGCAGTTCGGCGGCGGCCTGATAGCCCAGGTAGGTGTCCTTGATCGCCTGGTTCTCGATCAGGTCGGTCCAGAACGAATCCGAACACAGCACATGCACACCGGAAAAGCCGATACCGGCCAGGGCGGTCTCCAGCGGCTTGATGACCTTGGTGAAGATCTCGGCGCGAGTCTTGGTGGCGTTGTTCGTCAGCGCGAGCGAGCCATCGCCGGGCTTGCTGCCGAAGGCATTGTCGGGCGACAACAGCGTGGTCATGCGCAGGTTCTCGTGCACGGCATCGGCCCAGCGGCGCAGCTTTGCAGCGGCTTCGTTGCGGCGGGTTTCGATGACCTCGGCGGCGCCATTCGTGCCAGCCGCGCGGACGTTCAGCACTTCGTCAGCGAACACGGCCATCTGCTTGGCATAGGTCGCGGCCGCGAAGGTGTGCACCTTGCGCTTGTCCAGACCCATCGCGGGAGCCGGGGCGCCACGAGGGATAGCGGAAGACGGGGTGACGTCATTCAGCGCCATTTCCTCGGCAGCCAGCGTGGTGCTGGTCAGGCCTCTGGTCTCGAACAGGCCAATCTCGCCCAGGCGGCCGGGTACATAGGGCGCCTTGGCGACAGCGGCCACCAGGTTTTCGCGGGTGAAGTAATCGCGGTAGATGTCCATTTTTCAGGTTCCTTTCGTGGTCAGGTCCGCGATTAGCGGGCGATGATGTTGGCCAGAGCCAGGTCGGCCTTGCCGGCTGTCTTGGCGCCTGCGTTGTTGTTGGCGTGCCACTGAAGTGCCTCGTCCTTGACCTCGCCAAGCCGCACAATGGCGACGGCCGCGACGGAGGCAGATGTGGCGTCCACAGCCTGGAGCAACACGGCGGCAGCGACTTCAGTGCCGTTCGCGGCAGTGTTGTCATAGCTGGCGTAATTGCCAGAGCCAGCCGCAACAGTGATAGTCGCGCGGTCGGTGGCAACGTGCGGGGTGCCGCCTGCGGTGATGGTGAAGGTCAGGCCGCCGCCGCTAAACGCGGAGCCCAGAGTGGCTACGCCGAGCAGGACGCCATCGGGATCCTCGACGTTGACTTTGGTCGCGGCCGTCCAGATCAGTTGATACACGCCGACCTTGGAGTCGGCGCCAACAGTGACCGCCGAGAAGGTGCTATTGCCAGTACCACCGGCAACGTGCGCGGCAGTCGCAGCGCCTTTGGTGATCTTGCCGAGTACAGTGCCGGCGGTCAGTGCGCCTGCGCCGGAAGCGATAGTCACGGATTCGCGGGACAGGGTACCAGGTGCCTCGGACAGCAGCACCTCATAGGGGCGGAAGGGTTCGGTAAAAGTAGGCATGGTTCAGTCTCCTTGGTGGATATGGTTTACTTCTTCGCGCCGGAGACTTGAGCAGTCAGTTCGGCGTTGAGCTGCGCGACGGACTTCTTGTCCCCGCCTCGCTCGCCATCGTCGGCGGAGTGCTCGCCGTAGTGCACCAGCACGGGGCCAGCGGCGATCTGATGCAGATAGGCTTCGCGCATCGTGACCTTCTCGGTCTTGTCGCCCTCGGTGAAATCGACTGAAGCGGTGCCAGCGTCGAGTTGCATGGCGAAATCGACCATGCCGGCCTTCTTCGCGGGCAGCACCTTGCCGGCGGCTACCAGGGCATCGACCTGGGCTTCGATTTCCTTGCGGGTGATCTGCTTCTCGCGTTCAGCGAAATCGGCGGTCTGCTGATCGAGCTTTGCTTGCAGCCCATCGGCGCGCGCCTTCTCGGCTTCAGCCTTGGCCTTTTCTGCCTCGTACTGCTCTTTGAAATCCATGTTGCTGTCTCCTTCATTGAAGGCTGGCATCGCTGCCGCCGGTTGACTGGCCTCGGCTTCACGTCGAGCCTCCGCCTCCATATCGCTGATGATCCAGTCCGGAAGCACCGCATTGGCGTCATCAATCGAAAACTTGCTGATGAAAAACTCCCGCATGCGCCGGAACAGGCCGGCCAGCAGGTAGGAATCCGAGAACTCCACGATGCCTTCCTCGGCATCGGCGAAGGAAACGTCCTTCAAGCCCTTCACCGCCGGCGGCTGCGCGCCCAGGAAGCCGACATGGCGCAGGTAGAACACGCCTGGCTTCGGGTTATGCGGGCTGTCAGGAGTGTAGAAACTGGCCGAACGCTTCTTGAAGCGCCCTGCTTGAACCATCTCGGAGAATGCCTCGTCAACCTGGATGGGCTCGGCGGTCACCTTTCCATCTGCATAGGACAGGGCCTTGATCCAGCCGTAGGCCGGCCCGTTGTCCTTCGGGTGCCCGACGACGATGGGAGCCTCATGGATGGCAGGGTCGTATGCCTCGACGGCAGCACGTAGCTGGTCCTCGCCGAACTCGATAGTCGTACCGGCTGAACTCGTCTGCCGACCAGCCCGGAAAATCTCGAACGCCTGCATGCGACCAACCCTCGTGGAAAGTTGCGGCGAGAGTAGGCACGCCCACAAGTGGAAACAACCCGTAATTTCTTACCTGTGGCGGGGTATAAGTAAACACTTTACCGGGTATAAAAAAATTCTAATAGCTATCCCGTCAGCATTTTCTAATAATGGAACCGTCAACAACGAAATACCCTGATCTGCGCAGTAAGGCCCGGAGTCTTTCGCTTTCGGCTCCTCCGCCTGATCTCCAAGGTGGGCCGCACGGAGAGAACGGCAGTCCCCAGCCCGCGAGGGTAGTCCGATGGGGGCCGTAGGCCGGTTATTCGTTGCGCATGCGTGCAGTCAACAAGCCGGAGAAGACAAGGCCGCCGCAAAGCCCGAGCGGGTGGAAAGCCCGCACTACTCAACCAAAGGAGAAGCAAATGATTGGAAAAGACGTACTGGTCCGCACCTACAGCGCGGGCGTTCACGTAGGAACATTGAAATCGCGTGACGGCAAGGAAGTCGTACTCACCAATGCCCGCCGTGTTTGGTATTGGGACGGCGCGGCCACGCTCTCGCAACTGGCTATGGAGGGGACGAGCAAGCCGGAAAACTGCAAGTTCCCGTGTCCGGTGAATGAAATTCTGCTCACCGATGCTATTGAGATCATCCCCATCACCGACAAGGCGCGAGAGTCTATCGCGGGCGTGAAGGTATGGGCGAAGTAATCAACTCCGGCTCCGGCTACGGCTCCGGCTCCGGCTACGGCTCCGGCTCCGGCTCCGGCTCCGGCTCCGGCTACGGCTACGGCTACGGCTACGGCGACGGCTACCGCTACGGCGACGGCGACGGCTACGGCTACGGCGACGGCGACGGCTACGGCTACGGCTACGGCTACGGCTCCGGCTACGGCTACGGCTACGGCGACGGCGACGGCTACGGCTACGGCGACGGCTCCGGCTACGGCTAAAAGGAGCAGAACATGACCGAAATCATCAACGCACTGTGGAGCCTCCAGACCTGGTTCACCCTCTTGGTAGGCATCGTCCTGGGCCTGGCCATCGGCGCGATGCTGGTCGCCGCCCGTCGCAACAGCGAAGAAGACCTGGACGGCCCGCCTACGATCCTCATCCTCCCGCCGGAAGATCCGATGCCGCAGGTGGATGTGCGCGGAATGCTGCGGAGGTACGAATGAGCTCGAAACACACTTGGCATATCGGCGGGGTCCACAGCAACTTCAAGTTCGGGATCCCCGCACCGCGTACCGGCCGGCAGGCATTCGGCCATGACGTGAGTTTCCGCAGCAGCAAGGACGGACTGGTGTTCGTGGTCGTGATGCTGTGCTTCGCAATCGGCCTGCTGGTGGCGCGATGAGCATCTCATGCAGCTGCGGCGACTGGGACGGCGACGGGTGGGTCTACACCTACGCCGAGCCGTTGGATTTCAAGCCACTGGCCACGAAGCGCGCTCACAGGTGCTGCTCGTGCAAGCGCCTGGTGCGACCCGGCGAGGATATTGTGGAACTGGAACGCTACCGCTACCCGCGCAACGATATCGAGGAGCGTATATACGGCGAGGGTGATGAGGTGCCGCTGGCCTCGTGGGTATTGTGCGAGGAGTGCGGCGGGCTATTCATGGCGATCCGGGACTTAGGCGTGTGCTGGGTCGCTGGCACCAACATCAAGGAAGACGTGCGCGAATGGGCGGCAGAATCGCGCCTGATCCGAGCACAACAAATGAAAGAAAAGCCATGATAGAAGCGAGGAGGTGATGGACCACGAGCAATACCTGATCAGCATCTACGAGACGCGCCGCGCGAACCTGCGCGAGCAAGCCGCGACCATCGGTGGCATTTCGGCCATGGCGGCCAAGATCGGTTTCTCCCAGTCCTGGGTGAGCCAGCTTTTCCGCCTGCCGTTTAGCGAGAAGGTCGCCCGCCGGATCGAGGAAGGCCTGGGCATCAAGTTCGGAACCCTGGATAAGCCGGTCGCCGGCAGAAAGAAGGTGTGAGATGTGGCTGTATATGAGTGATGCATTCTTGTCCGTGGTCGCTCACCGGCACGACAAGAAGAAGCTGCTGGTGCGCGCCCGGTTCGCCGGCGACATCGAGCGGGTGTTCGGCAAGGACGTGATCGTGATGGAGACGCCGATCGCGGATTACCGCTTCCGGGCAGTGCTGCCCAGGAACGTGGTATCTGCCGTCCTGTCTCGCCGGCTGAACGAAATTGCCTACGACAACTTCAAAAACTCGGTCGAGGACGATTGGCGGCACGGTGACCTGATGGGAATCTGGTCGATCATGAGCCGCGCACAGCAGCGCCGCGCATTCCCGAGCTACCCGCCTATGGGTGGGACTGGCAGTCTGCTCGATGACATCGATTTTCCATCAAACAGCCCAATCGACTGCGAGGATATGTAATGAGCGATTTCAGAAAAGCCGCTGAGATGGCGCTGGAATACCTTGATAGCGGCGTTACACACTACAACAGAAAGCAAGAGTTGATCGCCGATCTCAAGGAAGCCATGGCCCAGCCGGAGCAAGAGCCGGTGGGCGGGCTTATCAGAAACTCCAGCAACAACATAATCGATGCGGTGTTCCGTGGGCAGCTTTGTCCGGTTGACGGGAACCAGTTGCCGCAGGAATGGGTGGACGCTTTACCGCTCGGGAAAATGGTTCCGCTCTACCTCCACCCAACGTTAGTCCCGGAAGGCTGGCAGCTTGTGCCGGTTGAGCCGACGTATCACATGCTGCATGAAGGCAACCGGCATTTGGAAGGCTTCAGTAATCTCAGAGCAGCATGGGAAGCCATGCTCGCCGCAGCACCGAAACCGGAGGATGTATGACCGATAGAGAACTGCTTGAACTGGCTGCGAAGGCGGCGGGGATTGATATTGTAGGGTGGGTAGATGATGGACCGTTGGATATTGAGTGTTTGCTATGGAACCCCCTCACCGACGATGGCGATGCACTGCGGCTGGCGGTGAAATTGGGCTTAGCGTTAAACATCAGGCGCAACGATGTTTTTGCAGGCAACGGGATGTATGGCGTTAAAGAGACTATGGATTCATTTGACCCCTACGCCGCCACTCGCCGAGCGATTGTTCGCGCTACTGCGGAGATTGGAAAGGAGATGAAATGACCCGAGAAGAAATCCTCGCACTGGCGAGAGATGCTCAGACTTACCATGCTACAGAAACATGGGCGTACTCACTGGCACCAAATCAACTTGAACGCTTCGCCGCTTTGGTTGCCGCGCATGAGCGCGAGGAATGCGCGAAGGTGTGTGACAGACACGCGGCTGACTACTCTGTGTTCGACCGACAACCATACGAATCAATGGAAGCTGGCGCGGCCGGGTGCGCCGCAGCCATCCGCGCAAGGATCGATGGATGAGCCTAGACCTGAACGACGCCCGCCGCATCTTCGCTGAGCACCTGGCGAAGGATCCAACCCGCTGGCGGATGGATGCTGCGCTGGCCCATGTGGTCGAGTGGGCCTACCGGCGCGGGATGGAGGATGGCAAGGCCGATGCTGTTGACATGCCGGAGGCGTTGGCTAAGATTCGTGGCGCGGGGTAGTGTAACGGCAGCACGTTGGCCTCATAAGCCGAAGGCCCGGTTCGAATCCGGCGACCGCAACCAACACGCATGGCGATTGCGCCGAAAGGCAGGGCTAGAAGTGCGCGCACCCTCCGAGGCAGCTTACTCCGTGGCAGTCGCCAGCCGTGTTGGTCAGGGCAATGCTGGGGGTTCCCGGCACCCAACAACGTGAAGCACAGTACCAGGAAGGGCGGAGGTGCACCGAAACCCGGAGGGTCGACCGATCTGCGCGAGCCTGGGTATAGTCAGGCGGCCAACACCATCACATTTCAGGAATGATGCCGTCGGCAATCACCCTGGCCCGCTCCTCCTCCCAGGTCCGACCCTGCTCCTTGAGCCAGCCGGCGAACCACTCCAGTGGCCCGGCTGCATCGGTCTGGCCGAAGTACTCCTCGATGTCGCCAGAGTATTCCGGGCCATCGAAGTAGATGATGGTCGAAGCAACGCGGGTGATGCTGGCCTCGACTTCGTGCCAGGTCGGTGACGGGGATCCCCACGGATCGGCATAGCCAGGCTCCAGCCAGGCGAACCCGCCCGGGCGGTCGAACAGGAACGCGGCCGGGCGGATGATGGCGCCACGCCCGTCCTTCGGCTGGAGCGTCACCACGGCGCCGCGCCATGTCTTCACGGCTTGCTCGATCACACCCCGCCCTCCCACTTGAACACGTCGGTGAGTTTGCGACCATCGGGCCACATCGAGTAGCCCATGGACTTCATGCCGGCGATCGCCTCGTCCATCTCCTTCTTCGTCTTGAAGACGACCATCTCCAGATCATCGAAGGCCGACAGGCCGTTCTTGAAGATCGTTTCGTCCGAGTTCCGGCCGGCCATGGTCTTGAAGTCGGAGACGGACTGCCCGTAGCGCGTAGCTTCTGATCCAGGCGTGACGCGACCGAACTGGTCGCCGCCGTATGTGATCGCGTCCATGCGCTTGAGCACGTCAGGCTTCCAGTAGTACCCGGCGGACAGACCAGGGGAGCGAGCCTTGATCCGGGTGAAGAAGTAGCTGGCGCCGCCTGTGTTGAAGTCTGATCCAACAGATGAACCGTTGAGCGAAACCCCGCGCCGAACACGATCCGCCAGCGATGCCATGTGCCCGCCTCCCTCGATGACAGGACGCAGCCGTTCCCACACGCCCTTGCTGCCGGAGTACTTCAACAGGCTCATGGGGTTGTGATAGACCAGATGCCCCTGGGCGAAGTCGCGGAACTCCTGGGTATCCAGGTCCGGGCGGAACTGGTAGGCGCGGCCATGCCCGAAGGCCTGGTAGACGCCCTCCCGCTTCGCCCATCCGTCCGAGTTCGCCACGTCCACGCCGGTTGTTTTCTTGATGTAGGCCAGTTTCGCGTCCACAGCGCCTTGCCCGGTCTTCGCGTTGTCGATGTCCAGAAACTCGCTCCACTGCTGCGGCCGCTTCGCCAGTATCAGGCGCGCGTAGGCGTTCAGGTACAGGTTGTCCCGGTCCAGGCTCCCTGCCCTGGCCCCATCCAGGCCCAGGTCGTCCAGAGTCATGAACACCCTACCACTGGCGCCAGTATCCATGCCAGGAACGTCAACGATCAGCACACCGCGCATGGCATAGGCCTCGTTCCGATCCACGTCCGGGATGAACGTCACCTTGCCGCCGCCCGTAAGCTCGGCGGTGTAGTGCTCCCGCACCCCTGGAACAACCTGCTTGCCGCCGTTGGCCCTTGCCCGCGCTTTCGTGATGTCGGCGGTATCCATCACCATCTGCGCTCCGCCTTTCTTCCACGCCAAGCCCTGCTGCTGCGTCTGCTTCGCCAGCGCGTAGGCGATCTCGTCGGGGACGATGTCGTTGGGGAACTTGCCGGCGATCTGCTGAGCGGAGTTTCCCACCTTTACGATGGGCTGGGCCGCGCGCAGTTTGCCAGCCCAATCTTCGAAGATGTCCAGTTGCTGCTGGAGTTGCACCAGGTTCTTCGGCGAGGCCTCGGCAAGGGCCTTCTTCAGACCGGCGATCGCCTTGTCGGACTTGGCCAGGGCATCGACAAGCCGATCCGCGTCCTTCTGCTCGTAGATGGCGCTCTTGCCGGCCCGCAGGTTGATGCCCTTGATGGCTTGCAGGATGGAATCTCGCGCATCACCAAGTTCCACCTGCGGCGCCACGCCGGCGTTCTTGGCGATCTGCTCGTAGAGGCCCTTCGCTGCATCCGGCCGGAGTTTCGTCCACCCGCGCGTCATGCCAGCACCGGCGGCATCCTCGTACAGGCTCACCACCACCATCTGATCCTCGATGTCGCCCTTGTCCGTCTTGAACCCGAAGCCGTTGACCCTGGCGGCCTCGACAAGCGCCTGCTCCTCGGCAGTCACCCTGGCACCAGCGCCTGAGACTGGCGCGGGCTTTCCTTGATCCGCCGCGTCAGGGAACCGGCGCGCCAGGTCAGCCCGTCGGGCAATGAGGCGATCGGCCAGCATCTTGCGCTCGGCCAGGTCGATAGGCCCGTAGGCTTCCACCACGGCGCGGATGTCGTTGTCGTCCAGGGCCAGCACTCGCCGAACGGAGGCCTCGATCTGCGCCTGGCTCATTCCGCCGAACACCTGGGCCGATTTCGGGTTGTTGCCTGGGTTGCGCAGGGTGTCGAGCTCGCCAACGGTGTCGCCGAATGCCTGCCCCTTGAGCCCGCCTGTTGCCCGGTAGCGCAGGCCTCCGCCAACGTCGATACGCAACGCCTTGGAGCCGTGCAGGACCAGGTTGTCGAAGTCCAGGCCGACCACGTCCCAGTTCGCCAGCCAGGCATCCACGCCGAACCCGTCGAAGGTGCCGGCGGCCTTCGCCATATCGGATGGGCCGACCTCACGGATCCCGTCCACCATGCGGCTGAACACTGAAGGCTTCCCGGCCATGTTCCCGAAATGCAGTTCGGGAACATCCATGCCGGCCAGTTCGTACAGTTTGCCTGTCAGGACTTCGTTGCGGGCCACATCCTCGCTGGCCATGTGCTTCACCATCCAGCGTGTGCCGGTGGTGGTGTCCTGGTAGATGCCGCCAGCATTGGCGCCCTTCGTCTTGCGGGCCACCAGCACCAGGTCGTTGGGATCTGGAGCAGAGCCGGCCACCACCTTGGCCTGGGCCTGGACGACCTTCTCGGTATCGGCCTTGACCTGGGCGGCGAGTGCTTCCGCCTCCTCCTTCGCCTTCTTCGCGGCGATCGCGGCCTTTTCCGCCTCGATCTTCTTCAGGAAGGCGTCCTGATCAGCATCAGACAGGGATTCGAACGCGGCCTTGTGCGCCGGGCTGGGCGTCTTGCCGGCGAGCACCTTCTTCTTGTAGCCGGACAAGTTGCTGGCCAGTTTCTGCTTTTCGGCCAGGATCACCGCCTTGCCCTTCACCGCGCCCAGTTGATCGGCCGGCGTTCCGTTGCTCCATCCACTGATCTTCGACAGGGACTCCATGGCCTTCTTCAGCCACTTGTTGGCGCCGGTGTCCGGGCCGGCGGCGATGCTCTTGAGCTCCTGCGTGGCCAGGGCCTGCTTCGCGGCTTCCTTCGCCTTCTCGGCGGCGATGGCCTGGGCGCGCTCCAATGCCGCCTTGCCGGCTTCCTTGGCCTTCTTGACGTTCGCCGCCTGGACGATCGCGGCATCAACGTCCTTCGCGCCGTTCGCCAGGGCCTTGTTCACCGCACGCTGCATGTCGGGCGGGAGAATCTGGATTTTCTCGGCGAGGATCTTCTCCAGTTTCTGCTGCATGCCGAGTTTGCCGGCGTTGTAGTCGAAGCCAGGGTCGATGCCATCGGGGAAAGTGTGCGTGTGCCCGGTGCGCGGGTTCTTCCACTCGTACTCGCCCAGGGCCGGCGGCTTCGTGTTGGGCAGTTTGCCCAGCGCGTCGAGCTCGTCCTTGGTCAACTGGATGACGCCGCAACGGCAGTTGTAGCCCAGTGGAGGCGTATTGCGATCCCACCACGGATGATCGACGGGCAGGATGGTGTTGTCCCGGGCCTTGTGGGCTGGCCTGGTGCGGAAGTCGTCCACGGCGTCGTACATCAGGAACGGCGCGATGTCCTTCTGGCTGTCGATCATCTCCCACTGCTGCTGCGCGTAAGCAGTCTGCATGTTGGTCCGGAAGATCGTCTCCAACCGGTGCGGGCTGCCAAGCTGCGCGATGATCGTCTGCCCGGTGAGTGGGTCGACCATCTCCTTGCGACCCCACCAGCCGGAGCCCTGGAGCATGGGGACCAGGCCGTCCGACCACTCCTTGAATGGCGTGCCATTGGCCATGGCCGCTTCCAGGCTTGTCCGCACCTGGCCGAGCATGTCCACGTCCATCATCTTGGCCACGGTGAAGGACTGCATGTGGGCCTTGCCGAGCATGTCGGCGTAGCTGAACGCGGGCTTCAGACCCTTGACCTTGAACAGCGCGATCGCATCGTCCGGTGCGATGTCGAAGGCATCCCCGGTTGGGATGTCGAAGTACTCCAGGATTCCTCCCGGGCCGACAATTTCCGCCGGCTGGGAAAATTGGTGTTCGTCTGCCTCAGAAGTAGCGTCCAGGCCTTCCCCGATCAGGGCTTCCAGGTCGGCCATGGTGAAGCGCGCGGCCAGACTCATCGCGGCCTCGTGATCATGGCCAAGATGATCGACTCCTCGTCGCGCCGACGTCGGCGGGCCATCTTCTGGAGCACTGCCGCGATCCTCGCGCGCCGGTATACGCCCCCGCGCGTGATGGGCACAGACTCGTATTCCTCATCATCGGCCGCCTGCTTCCACGAGCCGAGTTTCCAACTCCAGATCTTCCAGTTTGATAGCTTCCAGTTAATCAGGCTCACGGTGCGCCCCATTCGTTACCGGAAACGCCAGCGCCGACCACATCGACGCCGTTGATCTTGCGGATGTCCGCGTGAATCGGAGTAATGCCGGCCGCCGCCAGGATCGCTGCGGCGATGTCCGCTGCGCTCGGCCCGCTGCTGCCACCAGATGTAGATATGCCCTGGGCCTGCACAGGCACCGTGTACTGTACCGAGACGTTGTAGCTGCCCAGCGTCTGCACGACCGGCACACCGCCGCCCTCAACGAAAAGGTTGCCGGTGATGATCAGGGTGTGGCTGGCCTCCATCGGGCGCACGCGCCAATCGCCCTGAAGGAAGTAGTACGGCGGGATAGACAGGCCGCCCCCCAGGTCATCGGAGCCAACCTGCCGAATCACCATGCCGTACTTCAGGTTGTCGGACGTTGCCGCCCAGTCAACCCACCGGCTGTAGATCTCCGTCGCGGTGACGCTGGCCGAATCAAGGATGATCCGGCGCGTGGCCGGATCGAACACAATCGCCATTACGCATAGACCCGATCAGCTTCGGCCACCAGAGACAAACTGATGCCTTTCGAGCGCGTTAGTACGCCCTCGGCGGCAACGTACTTTCCCGAACCCGGCTTGATGCCGATCAGCACCACGTTGCGCTCAGTGCCGCCCGCATAGCCGCCCTGCGTGTTGCCGTCGAAATCGTAGGTGAATGGAATCGAGCCGCTGCTGATCGTGCCGGTGATCGGCGTACCAGATGCATCATTGACCGTGATCGCACCGGACTCGCCGAAGTCGTTGCCTGCACCAGGCGGGTCTTTGAACATCAGGCGGTAAGACGACCCCGATCCGACCAACGGAGCGTTGAAGGTCATCGTGCCTGCTGCGGTGTAGGGGTTGGTGCGCAGGGTGTTGGTGTCGTCGTAAAACTCGACGCGGTTGCTGTCGGCGGGGATCACGTCATCGATGTAGACCGACTGCGAGGTGACCAGCGTGTCGCCCACGAAGCGCAGCAGTTCATCCTGGATTTTCCCGATCTTGCTGCCGGCCGTGCCGCCCGTGTTGATGTCCGTATTCTGGCGCAGCAGATACTGAACCTTGGCGTAAATCTGCTCCAGGGTGCCGCCGTTGCCCTCGATAATGATCTTGAAGTCGCGCGCCACGCCGCCGATGGTGCGCGATTGGTTGGCCGTGTAGTAGGCGACGGTGATGCCGGAGTATGGGGCGCCAGACATGGCCGCGTCGGCGGTGGCCTGGTTGCTGCCCAACATGGTCGTCAGTTTCAGGTCGTCTTCGTTCGACACCAGGAAGTTCTGCTTGAACGGGCCGGTGCCGGTGGAACCAGTATCGGCCAGGATCGAGGACTTGAATTTTTTTCCGTATTCCCGCACGAACGCCTTGGCGTAGGTGCGCTTGTCCAGACTCACGTTGTCGTAGACCTTGATGCCGATGTTGAACTGGTCGGTGAATGGGAAATTGGTCGGCGCATCGGCGGCGGCCAGGTGGTAGTAAGGTTGCACGGTGGAGACAGGGCTGATCGAACCAAGGCCGATGAAGCCGCAATACTCGGCCACCTTCGTGCCGCCCGCGTTGTACTCCGCCCAGCCGCCATCGCGCAGGGCGTTGCGCGTGTTGGTATCGGCCCAGGTCCACCCGCTGTAGGTTGCGCCGTCGGTGCCGATCTGGAACTGGCCGGACAACGCATCGATGGCGTACATAGGGAACGGCGAGTCCTGGTAGCTGGCCGTGGCCCACAGGTCCACCAGTTTGGAATAGACCGCTTGCAGGGTAACCCCGTCCTTGAAGATGAGGTTGCCAGCCTGGACAAGCTGGATGGTCTTGGCAGACTCGTCAATGACGATTTCTGTGCCGACGTTGAGCGAGGCTTTCGAGGTGAGTTTTGCCATGTGCTGTCTCCTTTAGGCGTAGTTTCGGTCGGCAGTCATTGCCACGGGAATAGAGGAATCTGTCGTGCCGAGCGTCAGACCTCGGATATAAAGCGGCACGTAGCCAGGCTTGAGGAACCCAACGTCGACCGTGGGCGTGCCTGAGTAGCCCCAGGCGTATGAAGTCGATGGATGCTGATCGACCTGGTCCAGAATCGTGGTTGTGCCGGCGGTCAGGATGACGATGTCGGTGCCGGCCGGCAGGCCGGTGAAGGTCACGGTTGCCCCGGAGACCACGTTCACCGTGGCCCCGGCCGTGCGGATGCTGGGCGTGAAGCCGCCGCCCGCGATATTGATCGTTACCGTGCCGCTGGCGATGTTGACGTAGATCGCCTCGTTGCCGGTCGAACCGTTGCCTGCCGCGTAGCCGGTGAAGGTGTTGCCGGTGAAGGTGATGGTGCTGGCCGATCCGCCGACCTCGATGGCATGGCCGGTGCCGCTGCTGGTGAAGGTGCAGTTGCTGATGTTGTCCATGTCGCCCAGCGTGGCGCAGATCGCCTTCGAGTCCTTGAACGTGCAGCCATTGATAACTGCGCTGTTCGTGGCGATCGTGGGGCAGTTGGTGAAACTCATGCCGCTGAATGTGGTCACGGCGCGCAGTTGCACGTCGCCTGCGCCGATGATCGACAGACCGGAGAAGTCGTAGGTGGCCGAGGCCGAGCTTGATTCGTGAATGCGCCAGTGATACTTGCTCGGACTGGAGATGACCGAAGCGCGATGCTTGATCGTGTCGGAAGCCCCGGCGTAGTAGCTGAAACCGATGGCATCGTCCGGGCCGTTGTAGTTGACGAGCTTCTTGGTTGCGTTGCGCTTGCTCGGGAATTCGATGGCCGTCGAATCCAGATCAAGGAAAATAGGGTTCGTGCCGCCGTTGCCGAACTGCACAGCTTGCAGACATAACAACTGGTTCGCGCCGTTGCGAATGGCCGACCAGCGCGTCTTGCCCTTGGTCAGCGCGAACTCAAGCCCTTCGATGGCGACAGGCTCGGCAGACGTTCCGCCGGCAATCGTGGTCGTGCCCATCTTCCAGACAGAGCCAAGCAACATCTGCCCGGTCATGGCCCCGGAGCCTGACATCCACCATCCATAGCCTCGAACGTCTGTCGTCGTGAGCGTGCCTGCCGTAGCCCGTGTGTCTGTATTCGCTGGATTGATGATGACCGGGATAACGCCCACACCATAGTATGGTGCGTCCGCCCCATGCACCTGCCATATCTTGTAGTTGGTGCCTGCCGTTGCGCCTGACCGCATCCCAAACCAAACGCCACGCGTGGTCGGGATCGCGCCGACGTTCTGCGAGGCGATGGACGTGACGGATCGAAGGTGCGCGAGTATGTTGCTGTTCCCGATGTTGTACTTGCCAGCAGGGACAACTGCCTCAGCGCCCGAGATTGCCGTTGTTGAAGCTGCATTGGTAAGGCCAGCTGCTCCCATAAATCCCTTGGGATCTTGGCCCACGTCATTGACAGCAGTCGCAATGGTTGCGTCGTTTGCGGTAATCCCGCCGAGCGTCGTGCCGAAGTTTGTGTCAGCCGTCGCCGCCAACACGGTGGAACTGTCGTAGGCCACGCCTGGGTTGAGCAACATCAGCAGGCTGTCGTCGGCAGCGCAATAGGCAGGGAGCACGGTAGCGCCACCAACCGGAGCGCGGCATTCGATCACTGCGCTAACCCCGGCTCCAACGACAGTCACACCACAAAAAATGTTGTTCGGAGTTGTGGCTGTTGAAGCCTGCACAAACCAGCCGAGCGAACCGCCCTCCGCCGCACCGTTGATGATCGTTTGTGTGATGCCTTGGCCCTCGCCGAACACGACAGCAGGCTGGCTCGAAGAGTTGGCAAACGCCATCAGGATCAGCGAATTCGCCTGCGCAGAGATGGTCGGCATGGCAAAACGTGAGGCACTGGCCTGCGTGGTGTTGTTTTTTACAGGCGGTGATCCACTCGTGTAGCCCTGAAACACATCACGAACCGATGTCACCCACCCGCAGTAGGTGTCGTTGACCGTCGAGGTGAATACGACATTGCCCTCACCGCTGGCGGCCGCATACTTCCAATAGACCGCGAACATGACGGTGTTGGTCTGCTGGAAAAGCTGCGTCCACGACCCGACTCCGTTGGAACAGCCGAGCGTCGGTGTACCAGCATCACCCACGATAAACGCAAAGAGCAAATCGCCCTCTGCATAATCGCACATCGGAATCGTCAGGCCGCCGTCAGTGGTGACTGACTCCTGGGCGAAGACAGAATCGCGGATTGCTGGCACTGATTACTCCGCGTCCGGAGCGTTATGGTTGAGGATGATCAGACCGCCGTGCGTGGTTTGCATTAAAGGTCACTTTCTGTCTGAACCACTCGGGTCATTTCGCCGCTCCTGTTGCGCTCGATCTCGGCAACCACCTGGCGCGGCGGAATATTCACTGTCACCTCCGGCGCCGGCATATTCGCCTCCAGCGTAACCTGGGCGGGCTGCACGTCCACCTGCACATTCGGCGCGGCGACATTGACGACTGGCGGCTGGATGTTTACCACCGGGGCCGGCTGCTCGGCGTACTTGACCGTCACGGCGGGCGGCTGCACGTTCACCGCGCGTTCGGGCATGGTGATGTGAATGACCGGGGCCGGCTGCTCCCGGGTGGCGATCTCCTTGATCGCTTCCAGGTTGGCCTTTGACTGCTCGGCGAATGAGGCGGCCAACTTGGCGATACTCGGCTGCGGGCTGTCCTTGCGCTGCGTCCTGAATGCGCCCATCAGGCGGGAGAACACGCTGGCCCGGGTCAGTTTGTCGACCGTGGCCGCATCGGGAACTTCGGCCAGAATCTCGTTCAGGCGCCGGCCGAAGGTGTCGTAGTCGTCCGCATCCTCGGCGGCGTTGATCAGAGCGGCAACCCTCTTTCCCATGATGGTTTCGTACTGCTCGGCGAAGCGCACGGCCGCATCGACCATGGCGTCCTGGTCCCCGCGCCGGGCGGCCTTGAGTGCGGCGATCGCGGCGAGCTCGCCTTCCGCGAACTGCTGCTGGTCGAGCGGAGCGCCAGGGAGTGCGCCAGGCAGGGCCTCGGGCTGCTTCTTCTTCTGCCACCCATCGCCGTATGTCTCGCGGATGTACTCCTCGGTGGGCTCATAGCCGAGCTCGCTGATCTTCTTGTCCCGATCCGCGCGGGCGTTCATGTCCTCGGGCGGCTCCACCATACGGCGAATGCGCGGCACCTTCGCGCCGGGGAAGTTCCAGTCCACCCACCACTGGAGCGGGCCGCGCATGAATGTTTCGCTCACCAGGTCGGCGTCGGCCTTCACCACGGCATCGGCCACGCCCTCATGCACCTTCGCCTGAGCGAGACTGGCGCCGTTGTCGCTCGTCATCGTCTGCGACAGGATCACCTTGGAAATGGCGGAATCCATCGCCTTGACCATGCTCTCGTAATCACCGGCGCCGGAGCGTGCGGCCTCAAGGAGCTCGACTACGATATTGTCGGGCACCACCACGCCGCTGTCCGTAGCGATGCTCTTAAGCATGGCTACCGCCTTCGCGCGCTGTGCTGGATCCTCGATCTGGCCTGCCGGCAGTTTCGCTACCGCAGTCGGCTGGCCGAACTTCTCCAGGAAGACCAGCCAGAACTTAATATCGTTGCGCTTGAAGAACACCGGCCAGTAGAGCGAGTGCGCCAGGCCCAGGCCGTATGGCTCATCGTGGTTGTCACTGCCGGTACTGATCGTCCAGAACTTCCTTTCAGGCATCGCCTCTATGCCAGTGAGGCGGTTAAGGTAAAGCGTGTTCGACATCGAGAACCGGAAGCGCGCCCGATCGCGCACAAGGATATTGGCGAAGCGCACGCGGGATCCATCTGGCCGCCACATGACTTCGGCGACGCCCCATCCGTAGAACTGCGCGTAAAGCATCTTGTCGGTGATGTCGTCCCAGGCCAGCCCTTGCAATTCTTCCTTGAACGCCTCGGCAGCGGCTTCGGATAGCGGATCGTCTGCGCCTGGCTCAATTTCAACCTCGGCCTTCGTAACCTTCAGCCGACGCTGCTGCCAAACTGATCGCACCTGGTCATCGCGAAGCAGTTCCTTGTAGATCGAAAGGGTAAGGTCGCCGCGCGCCCTCAGGACAGAATCGGTCGGGGTTAGCGCATCGGTGTACGGGTCTGAGCGATAGCCCGAGTACATGATTCGGTTGTCCGGGTACGCGATTTCCTGCGTGACCGGGGCCATTGGCTTATTCATGTCTGCCATCAGAATCCTTCCGCCCGGTCGCCGCTGCTGACCGAGCCGTAACCGTTTTCGATCTGGCCGTGCAGCGCATACCCGGCCTCCTGCACCACCAGTCCGGAGCCTGTCGATGCCGTCTCCAACCTCGCGCTCCACCCGCGCACCCATCGCAGGAACTGCGTGGTGCTATCCACCTGGTCATCATTCGCCGCGAGCGGGAAGCCCAGCAATTCCGCTTCGTAGTCCACTAGCCAAGGTGCGATCTCCGGGAGATGCACCAAGCCCGCTTCCACCATCGCCGACACTTCGTTGGCCCGTGTGATTTTGTCACTATCGGGCTCGATTGCAATGATCGGCAATGACGTTGTACTGCGCAACTCCTGGATCAATGACTGTCCGCTCGCCTTGTCTTCGATCAGGATAGCGATCGGCCTATCCCGCTCGGCCCAGTTGATGACACTGCGCCGCAGCGCAGGGTATTCAATGCGCTTACGGAAAACATCCCGTAAAAAGTAGCCAGGAACGCCATTTCCGAAGCGCCATGACGTGCCAACGCTCGGGTCGTTGATCTGGTTCGGCTTATAGGCCGTGTCCCAGGAGTGAACACAGTAGTTCGCATAGGCAGGGATGGTGCCGTAGCGACGAAGCCACTCACCTTTGAACATGACGCCTTCGGCGGGCCTGGGTCGCTGCTGAAACAGACTGGCCCACGTGCGGGAGTTCGACCGAAACTGTGCCCAGTGCTTCTCATCGAACCATTCACGCCAGAGCATTTCGCCTGGGCGCCTGCCTAGCGGATCATCGTCGCGCTCTGCCTCGGCTGGAAGGCAGATCACCTCCCATGTGTTTCCGTCACGGCACTCGATCATCCCGCTTCGGCCATCGTAGTGCTTCGGCAGGATTGATCCTGCTAGGTCGTCTTCGTGCCAGCGGGTAAGCACCATCGCTACCCATCCGCCCGGGATCAGACGGGTCAGCAGGTCATCGTCGTATGCCTCGCGGGTCTTCTTGCGGATCACTTCCGACTCCGCATCCTCACGTCCTTTTACCGGATCATCGAGTATCAGGCCATCACAGCGATTCCCAGTTATCCCTGACAGGATGCCGCCGGAAAGGTATTCAGAACCGTTCGTCAGAGACCATTCGTCAGCCGCAGATGTGACAGACGATATACCGGCTCCGAAGATGCTCGAATACGATGATGACTTGACGATCTGCCGCGCCCTACGGCCATGACGCTTCGCAAGATCGCTTCCGTAGCTTGCAAGGATGATCTTCTTGCCTGGGTTTCGCCCCATGTACCACGTCGGAGCAACTGTCGATGTGTAGACAGACTTTCCACTACCTGGCGGCATGAACACCATCAGCCGGCCGTGCCTGCGCTCCATGGTCCGCTGAATGGCAGACAGCAGAAGCGCGTGATGCGCCGCTACGCCCGTTTCAATCGGTTGGAATAACCATTCCTCAGGGTCATCGGATACGGGCTTGCCGGGAACGTCGATAGCGTTGGCGTAGGCGATTAAATCAGCCCGCGCCTTACGCCTCCGCAGTAGTTCCCGAGCGGCTGCTTCTGGCGATACTCTCAAGTTCAGCGTCCGTCATCTCGTGGGCTTTTTCAGGCGGGTGCAATGGTGTCCCGTCTTTGCCGGTCAGTTCCATCGCGCTTGTGTCTTTCTTGCCTGCGCGGGTCTTTTCCCACCAGATCGCCGCCGTGACGGATTGAGCAGAAGTTCCAATGGCCTTCTTGAATAGCGACTGAGCCACCATCGCGTTAGCTTGCTCTAAGCCTTGATCAAGTTCTACCCGGAAAGCCTTGTAGAGCGTTTTCTTGTCGATTGGCCTGCCGGTCTGATGATTGATGATCCGTTCAACCATCAATTCATGCGGGAAGCCGCAGGAAGCCATGATGCTGACCTGCATCCTCTGCTCGTCAGTTGGTTTGAAAGGGGTGCGGGCCATCAGGCAGTGGCCTCAGTCACGGCTAGGCGCTCGGCAGACAGTTCTTCGAACGTGCGGCCATCACCTTCAAGCGTTGCCTTCTTGCCGGTGAAATCCTGCCAGCGGCGGACGATCACATCGCAGTATTTCGGGTCAAGCTCCATGCTGCGATTAATGCGACCTGTCTTTTCGCAGGCGATTAGCGTTGATCCGGAGCCGCCGAATAGATCAATAACCACCGCGCCATTGTCGGTTACTTTGTTTATTGCAAATTCCACTAAATCGACGGGCTTCTGCGTTGGGTGATGCTTCGGAGGGTCACGGTCAAATTCCCAAACATCGCGGCTTCTCTCACCGCGCAGCTCGACCCGCCCTTTGTGTGCAAATATGATCAGTTCGTGTTGCCCGGCAAAAGCGCCAGACAAGTCTCCCATCGACCAGTTGTTTTTTTTCCAGACAATCAGGTTTTTGTATGTGAAATGCTTATCGACTATGCTGCGCCATTGGTGAATTGTCTGGTGCGATCCGCAAATAAACACCGACGCGTTTTCTTTCATTGCAGCATAAGCGGCCGGACAAAAATCAAGCAGCACATCGTCGTTCATGAGCATTTCATGCCTGTCTTGATGATTTGAAACGTAGCTGTACCCATACGGCGGGTCCGTGAAAACCATATCCGCCTTCGCGCCTTCCATCAGCGTCTCTACTGCGTCAATGCTTGTGCTGTCCCCGCACATCAGCCGATGCTTTCCAAGCATCCACACATCGCCAAGCACTGTCGTAGGCTGAACAGGAGTCTCAGGAACCGCATCGTCATCCGTCAGCCCTTGCTTCGCTCCATCAGGCGCCCACGTCAGCAAGTCCTCCAGTTCCTTCTCCGAGAAGCCAGTCAGCGAAAGGTCAATCTCGCCGGTGTCCAAGTCTTGTAGTTCAAGCGCGAGCATTGCCATGTCATATCCAGCGTTGAGAGCAAGTTTGTTATCCGCGAGAATATACGCCCGCCGCTTCGCCTCACTCCATCCAGTGCAGTCGATTACAGGGACGGTGCCATCCGGGATGCTCTCGCCGCTAGGCAGCTTGATAGTCTTCCCTTGCCCGTACAGCTTGCGAGCAGCCATGCAGCGCCCATGCCATGCTACGATCCCATCTCCATCCGCGAGAACAGGGTTCGTCCAACCGAACTCGATGATGGCGCCCATCAGTTGCGCTACCTGTTCATCGGAGTGCGTCCTGGCGTTGCGGGCATAGGCCGGCAGGTCGTCCAGGTTTCGGAATTCGATCTTCGGTCCGCTGATTTCCTTGCTGGATTGCTTTTCTGTGGTGGATTTATTTGCCATTGCTCACTTTCATTGCCCAGTTGTGACAGGTTCGTGCGTACTCTGCGGCCCGGTCGGCTTCGGCGGCGAGCTCAATGAGGAAGTCGGAGGCTTCGACAGAAAGAAGTCCCGCAGTCTGGTCTGGAAGTTCGCTTCCGGTGGCTCCAGCATCACGCTCGCCGGCGGCCTGGGCACCTCCGGGCACGGCGCAGTCACCACCCGGCCGGTGTCCTGGGTCGCGCAGCCCGCCAAGCTGACGAGCAAGGCGGCGGTTATCAGCCAGGGTGCGTTCAATCTGGTCACGGGCTTTCGCATGGTTCACCTCTGCTTCGATGCGGATCTTGTCCTGGGCCTTCTCCGCGCTCCTGGCCCGCTGTGTTGCCTTGGCCAGTTCGGTCGCTGCCTTGGTCTTCTGCGCCTCGATCGCGTTCCCGAGCCGCCATCCGTTCACTGTCCAGCCAGAAGTCGCACCGGCGAGAAAGCACACAAGGGCAACGGCGATCGTCGTGCGGGCATTCCATGCGCGGATCATTTTTTCTCAGTCCACTCTCGCCCGAGCCAGATAGCCATAATCCCGGCGAAGGCCATGCCGAACTCAGAGGCCGACATGGCGGGCCAGTTCACGCCGAGGAGTGATGTGCCGGCTACCGCGAACTTGTAGACGAGCACCATGGCAGCGGCCGCGACGAATAGCAGCGTGTGGGACTCGCGGCCCCGGCTGTCCTTGATGGTGGGGAGGAAGCGCATGAGCATCCTTTCAGGCGTAAAACGTCCGCTTCCCGGATCCGGGCGCGCGGTCGGTCAGGTGGAGCCAAGATTTCGTCTGGCTGGGGTGCTCACGGTACAGGCCGTGCTTCTTGAGCATGGCATCGGTAATGGTGCTGTCCAGGTCTCCGTCCGGGTCGTAGATGTCCACGCCGCGCCCTTCCTTGTGGCTGGAGCGGTCAGATCCTTCCGGGCAATCCTTCGGCCGCCAGCCGCCGTTCCGAGTGCCGCTGATGAGCGTCCCGGTCTTCGGGTTCACGTCCAGGGAGCAGCGGTACACGGTGGCGAGCTCATCAAGCATGGCATTCACTTTGACCAGCAACACCTCGGCGTTCACTCTGTGCTCATTCGTGATGCCCTTGTGCTCCTGGCCTGGCTTCATGTAGCCGGCGAAGTAGTGCTCACTCGTGATCCGCATCTGCGGCCTCCTTCATCTTCTTCACGATCTGGGTAATGCACGGGCGGCTTACACCGAAGTCGATAGCCAGTGCGTAATGAGACCTTCCGTTTACGACTGCATCCTCATAGATTCGGCGATTGCGCATGTCCTTCAGGATAGATCGCTCTAGCGGGATCGTGATGCGACCGGGTCCGTATGCCTTGCAAAGTTTTTGCGCGGATTCGAATCCAATGGTCAGCGCGATCGGGTGATCCTGTGTGATCGTCGCCGGTACGGATAACTCACGACCGGCCCAGCGTATTGCGACCTCGAAGGCCTTGCCGTACCCGATGATCTCGCTTAGTTCCTCGATGACCTTTTGCATGCGCTCCCTTTCACCGCGCCGGATCGGCGCCGATCTCCGTCACGTACACCTCGACTCCTGGCGTGGTCGCGTAGAGTTTCGCCTTCGTCACCCGGCACACCTGAGCGTCATCGGCGAACACGATCTTGTTCATCCCGTCGAGGATGGCCTTCTCCAGGTTGTCCAGGTCAGGCTTACCGGTGGGGCACACCATCCCGTTTAGAGCCCTGGCCTGCTTCTTCTTCGACCAGCTGGACGGCACGGAGACGAATGCGGTCATGGTCATGGCCACTGGGTGGCGGGTCGGATCTCGGCCTTCCATGGCCTCGTGCGCTGCCATGCGAACCAGGTTCTCGTACTCAACGGTGTCCTTCGGCGCGTAGTGCTGGACGAACTGGCGGCCGGCCTTCCCGCCGGCGATGCGGCTCCGGTGCCTGCCTTTGCCTTTCGGCTCGCCGGGGACGAAGAAGGCGATGTCCAGTTTCAGGCCGCTTCCAGGTGCTGGCGAAGCATCTCGGCCTTCAGCGCGTCCACCCGCTTCTGCACGGGCGCTGCCTTCAGGTACTCGCGGCGAGTTGCGAGCGGCTGGCTCAACAGCCAGCGGGCTTCGCAGGTCAAGGCATGTTGTCTGGTCCATGTTGGCTCCGGATTATCGCTACATTGAGGGCAATGACAAGGGGATTTCCTGTCGGTCATGATGCTTTCTTCAGCATGTCGCGCAGCTTCGCAAGTTCTCGCCGCGCGATTTCCTTCCTGCGCTCTGCATCTTCATGGCTTTCCGCGTCATGGTTCTCAAGCATAAGTTTCCCGTTCACAGACGCGATGCGCAGGAACTGATTGGCGATGGATGGATCCGCCGGCGGCGCGGGAAGCATGTGCACAACCTGGCTGGGCAAGAGCAACTTCTTCTCGATTCCCTTCTCGATGGCGATGCGTCGCTTTTCCACGTCGAATCCCTCTGAGACGATCCACTTAGTTGGCACGGCGTTGTCCCTGGCCTGCTGCACAAGCCTGTCGTAGGCGGCCTTGAACGCCATCCGGGCGGCAATCTTGTCGCCAGCGTCCAGAGCCGGACGCGCGTCAAAGAATGCGTCGGCGGCCTCCTTCGTCCACACCACAGTCTCGCGCTCGTCGTCGGCCAGCAGAGCCTGCATCCATGCCTCGTCGGCAGTCGGGCGCCCATCGTTGGCGTTCAGCCGCTCAATGATCGCCGCCAGGGTTAGGCGGCCATGGATCTCGCGCCTGCAACGCATCAGTGCATCGAGTACAGAATCGAGCGGGTATGCCAAGAGTTCCTGAGCCATCGCAGCCTGCGCGATGTCGGATAACGATGTTCCGGTCAGTTCGGCCGTGACGGCGATCGCGTTGATGAGTTCACGTGCGCTCATGCCAGTCCTTTCGCAGCGAGGATTTCGAGGGCGGAGTTTGCCGCCTCAAAGTTGCTGGCGGTCTTGTCCGCCTGGGATGCCTTCGTCTGCGTCATGCGCTTGCCGGTGGCCCACTCGGTGCGCAGTTTCTCGGCATCGTTGAGCAGGAGACCGAAGTCATGCATGCGCCGGTGGTAGAACGAATCGGGGTGGCTCACGAACCATCCGGCGATGTGCGGAGACTCCTCGTGGCCAATGCGCTGCACGAAGCCCTTCACCGATGCGTTCACCTTGGCGTTGCGAACAGGTTCCGTTCCATAGCGGGTGAAGTAGGCCATGGAGTAGGCAGACCAGGTTTCCCTGCATGCCTTCTGAAGTTCGGTTTCCTTGTCGGCGGATTTTTGCGGGGCGGTCGTCGGCTTGCCGGCGGCCGGAACGGTTTTCTGCTCCTGTTCCTGTTCCTGTTCCTGTTCCTGTTCCTGATTAAGAAAGGGTTTCGGAATGGTTTCGGAAGGGTTTGAAATTTCCGGTTCTGAATCCAGGAAGAATTGCCAGCAATCCCGCATGAAATCGGGCCTCCAAGCGCATTCTGCGGGCACCTTCAGTGCAATTTTCGCTGCCGCTTTGCGCTGATTAGGGTTCTCAGGAGGGTTCCACTCGAAATGCTTCAAGACGAATACCCATTTCGTGCGTTCGCAGCGTGTTGCGAAACCGTTCTTTGAGAGTTCCTTAAACCCTTTCGTAACCCTTTCGCATGTCCATTGAAGGTCGTCACATGCGTACCCATCAGGTAATCGGAACACTCCGGAAATGGTTCCGTGAGGGCATGTCATCAGGTACATCGCCAAAGTCCTGCCATCCTCGGACATCGAGCGGATCGTCTCGCTCGACCAGAATGACGTGTGGATTTTCCCGTAGTCCCTCACGGCGTATCCTCCGCATGGAACACCTCGGAAGCATCCTGAATGATCCCGGAGTTGATGATGTGGTCCGCGATCTGCTCGGCCTGACCTGGCGACAAAACAATCAGGACTTCATCAGTATCAAAGTCATAGCCTCGCTGCTTGAGGCAGATGTATCCAACTTCCGAGACATATACCTCGGTTTCGTATTGCGGCTTGAGTTTCAATTCAATCTCCTATCGGTGGCCGCCCTGCTGGTGAAGGTTCCGGCAGAGGGCCAACCATTGCGGTTGCTTGAGACGGGCAACAAGGCGGCCACCTGATAGGGACTGACTGTTACCCTCGGCTATGCGCCCTTCACGGCGCTTCTGGCATTTTAGCCAGCACTGCGAAAATGTCCATGTCATTTATCCTCTCCGAGCCGCCACTTACGCTTCTTCGGGTCGGACGAAAACGCGCCTGGGTTCCAGCGGCCCCACGGCGAGGCCTTCGCTCCCTTGCGGCCCATTGCGGATCGCTCGGACTTGCTCATTTCCTTGAGGGTCTTCTTCTTCTCGGTCATGGCTTGCACTTGTAGACGTTTTCGGCGGTGAAGCCGCAGTTCAGCCAGCCATGAGGCGGCGACGGCTTCTGCGGTTCGTTGATGAGCAGGGAAAGGATCATGGCGCAGATTTTCATACCAGCACCAATCCCGTCTGTTGAGTGCGCTCACGCTGCAACGCGATGTAATCCGGGTTCAGTTCGCTGCCGATCCACCGGCGCCCAAGTCTTTGCGCTACCTGAGCAACTGTGCCACTGCCCATGAACGGGTCTAGCACGACATCACCAGGCCTTGTTCCTGCAAGAATGCACGGTTCGATCAGCGCTGGAGGGAATGTCGCAAAATGCGCCCCGTCATAGGGTTGCGTCGGCACCGTCCACACGCTGCGGCGGTTGCGGGTTTCTGCGGAAAATGCGCCAGCATCGTACTGCTTACCATCTTGGTGCCTCTCATCATTCGGGCTGGCAGCAAACTGATTTTTGAATGCGTGCTTGTAACCGTACTTTGCCCTCTCGATGCTTGATTGCGCGGCCGGCTCCTTTATCGCCTCGCTGTCGAAGAAGTACCGCTCGCTCTTGCTCAACAGGAACACGTACTCATGCGCCTTCGTGCAGCGGTCGCGCACCGACTCGGGCACGGGGTTCGGCTTGTGCCAAATGATGTCTTGACGCAGATACCAGCCGTCTGCGCGCAGGGCGAAGGCCAGCATCCATGGGATGCCGATCAAGTCCTTCGGCTTCAAGCCTTCGGGCGTGCCCGGACGAACGTCCATCGCCCGGGCCGGGTTCTTCTTGTCCGGGGCACGATAGCCACGATTGCCGCTCGTGTAGCCGTCGCCAATGTTCAGCCAAAGGGTGCCGTCATCGGTAAGCACGCGCCAAACCTCGCGGAACACTTCGACCATCGCGGCGATGTATTCATCTGGCGTCTGCTGCAGCCCTATCTGGCCTTCATGGCCGTAATCGCGCAGGCCGAAGTACGGCGGGCTTGTCACGCATGTCTGCACGATCTTTTCAGGCAACTTACGCATTACTTCTCGGCAATCGCCCAAGTAGCATGTGTCTAGTTTCATGGCACATGCCTTCCAATTACAGGCAACATCACACCGAGGCGAGAATGCTCAAGAGCGATGACATTGGCCAATCCGTAGGCGATCAGCACCGATGGACCGCCTGAATTCGCAGCAGCCCTTGTTCCGTCCGCGTGGTGAAAGTGGAGCCGGCCATCGATAAACAGAACGGCGTCAGCCTTCGGCCAAACGTGTTCGAAGAACATCCGCGTCTCTGTTCTGGCGAATACCAGCGCGATGCCGTTGCCGTGGTCAGCGAGACGGGCCAGCCACTTTCCAGTTTCCTGACCGTATGGTGGATTCAGCCAGACGCGGCCATTCCAGGGTTTGGCCAGTCCGTTGTCCATGATCGTGTAATGCTCTCGCGCCATGTCCCACGGGCGCTTGATCGGGGCGCATGGGTCAAGGTCGAACTCGCCCAGGGCGTGGATGACTTGAGGTGGCGTCAACCATTCGTCATTGAGCATGCGGGCGCTTTGGTGTGATCCAATTCAGGTCATGTCATTGACCCCTCCGCGCAACCATGATGACCACGGACACGCTCGCCCCGGCGAACTCGTTGTCGTACTGCGCACTCCATGTGATATCGAAGCCGGGCAGCGTGAGTCGGTTTTTCTGGCCGGCCGGCAGGATCGCCACCATGCAGCCGCCGCGCTTGAGCAGTTTGGCGGATGCTTCGACGTGGGCCTGGGCGCGGCCTTCCGAAAACGGAGGGTTCATGACGATGCGGTCGTATGCCTGCCAGCCAATTGACGGAGCAGCCCAGGTGATGAAATCGCTATGGATGACGTTGTACCCCTTCGCCTCCAGAACCTTCGCGTGGAGCTCGGAGATTTCAACACACGTCGTGCGCTCAGCCGGCATCAGATCAGCCAGCCCGCCAAGTCCTGCGCTCGGCTCAAGGCACATGTCATCCGGGCCGATCTCCGCCATGTCAACGGCCATGCGCGCCAGACGCTCCGGGGTCGGGTAGAACTGGTGGGCCTTCTGGTCAGGGATGCAGCCGGAGGCCACGATCTCGCGGATGATGTCGAAGGGGGAGTAGTCGAACTGGAAGTGACCGTCTGCCGTCTTCGTTCCGCCGATGGCTTCCAGCACCTTCTCGGCTTCCTGCTGGGCGATCTTGCTGGCGCCGGAGACGTAATCGAACTGCATGGCGTTGCGGATATCCACCTTGCGGTACGGCTGCCGCCAGTTGTTTTCCTGGGCCTCCATGCGATATGCCTTCTTCATGCCGGCCAGGATCTCTAGCACCGCGAACGGCAGCGGGCGCTGGATCATCTGGTACTCCTTCGCCCGCTTCTCGCGCTTCGGCTTCCGGCGGAATTCCTCGGGGATGGCAGCCGGGTAGATGCTGGACAGAACGCTATTCAGGCGCCATGCCATGTCCGGGTGAACCTCCAGGTGCGCTGTGCCTTTCTTGTAGAGCCGGATGCGCAGGGCTCCGCCGTCCACGTTGATCCACTCGCCCCAGTTACCTTTAAGCGTTTCGATCAAGCTGGCGCTGGCCCAGTATTTCGGCTCGTCGCGCCCCATGAACTTGGCGATGATGCAGCGCAGGTCGTTGATCAGGCCTGCCTTGCCGTGCTGCACGCTCCAGTAATCGTTCAGGACGTAGTTCAGGATCATTCGCTTGCCGAACCCAGCCGGGCTGTTGGTGATGTGCTCACCGGATAGACCACGGAAGATCCCGTCCACGCGCTCCGCGAAGAACTTCGATCGGGCGGCCAGCAGGCTTTCCAGGGTGGCGCGTACCGTTTCCTCGGTGTACTCAGGGCAAGTGCGCTCGGTAATGGTCTTGTTCCACTCGTCCCGCCGGGCCTGGGGCATAGCGTCGAGCACATCGGTAAGGGCGAGTGTCTTGCTCCAGAAGGTGGCGTTCAGAGCTGCGATCGCGCCGTCACGCTGGAACAGCCTATCCACGGTGGGCAGGCCATAGCGGTTGTTGTCGCCACCGTTGCCGGCCAGGAAGTAGCCAACGGCCACGGCATCATCGCCCGTGATGCTGTTGGCAATGCGCTCAATGCGGCCGCGCATGGCCTTGTACTGGCCCATGAGCCCGTCGATCATGTCCGAGGCCGCCGGCGCGAAGAACTCCGGCGCGTCCGGATCCATGAACTCGCCGGTGATGGCGCCCTGGGGAATGTCGGTCAAGTTCATGCGGCCTCCTTCGACGGAAGGACGGCCAGGTCATCGAGGATCGCCTGTGGCTTCACTGAGTAGCCGCCCAGCGCGCACAGACTGGTGATGTACTTCGCTGGCATGGACCGCTTCTTGTACCAGGCCATCGGCGTAGTCATCGCCGCCAAACCCATGTTGTGCGCCACGGAAACGGCACCGCCGGCCGCCTGCACCGCACGGTAAATCGGGACGCTCCAGCCACGCCTTTTCAGTTCCTCTTCGGTCATGCTACCCGCCTTTCTACTTTCGTGGTTGACAAGTAGAATGTAATAGCAACTTCTTGCAATGTCTAGCGGGAAGCCGATAGAATTTATTTATATGCCTCCAAGAAAAGAACCGATTGACCAGGGATTCGCGTCGCGGCTGCGGGAGCTCATGCGGGCCAGTGGCCACATATCTACCGGCAACAAGTCCGGTGTGGACGTCAATGCCCTCGCGACTATCGCGGGTTCAACCTACGAGATGGCACGCCGATATGTGGAAGGAATGGCAATGCCACGCGCCGAGAAGGTCGAGCGGATCGCGCGCTGGCTCAATGTGAGCAAGGAGGAACTGCTGTATGGACAAGCAGAGCAAGGACAACTACGAAGGCTAATCCACACGGAGGTGTTGCAGTCATGCCTGGCAGCGGCAAAGCAAGCGGAACAACTCAGCGGAAGGGCTCTCAATCCGGAGCAAATGGCAAAGCTGGTCGCCCTACTCTACGAAGAAGCGGTGGATGGGCGCGAGGTCGGGGAAGGGTTGATCCGGCGTCTCATGCACCTGCTCTAGACCGGGACGAGATTATCGCCGCCCAGGCTATGCAACTCATCAACGGTCGCCATATCCAGCGCGATCGATTGCTCACGATGGCCGGCGGGATCCTCGGCGGCGCGCTTCTGACCATAGCGGTCTGCGGCCTGCTGGGGTTGCTATAAGCCGTGGCTCTACCGCTATAAAAAAATTTTAACCTAAATTCTACCTTTCACTGCTTTTTTTTCCTACTTCTACTGCTACTATCTACCTACGGTTCTAACGACGGGACCGGGCCTGATAGGAGAAAGAAGCATGCTTACACAAGAACAACTCGAAGCCCGCCGCTCCGGTATTGGCGGATCTGACATCGGCGCGTTGCTGGGCTTGTCGCCCTTCAAGACCCCGCTGGACATCTGGCTGTCGAAAACCGGCCAGGCCGCCGATACGGTGCAGAACGAGGAGGCGGTCTACTGGGGATCGGTGCTGGAAGACGTGGTGGCCCGCCGCTACTCCGAGCTCACAGACCGCAAGGTCCAGCGCATCAACTCGATGCTGCGCCACCAGCAGTACCCGATCGCCATCGCCAACATCGACCGCGCCGTCATCAATCCGGACATCGCCGGCCGCGTGATGGTGAAGGACGGTCGGCTCACCACCGACCGCATCCTGGAGTGCAAGACGGCCAACGCATTCGCACGGCGCGACGATGCCTGGGGCGAGCCCGGGACCGACAAGGTGCCCGACTACTACCTGACCCAGGTGCAGTGGTACATGGGCATCACTGGCGCCACCGTGGCCGATCTGGCGGTGCTGTTCGGCGGACAGCAGCACGTCACCTACACGATCGCGTTTGACGCTGAGTTGTTCGCCGACATGATCGAGCAGGCCTCCGAATGGTGGACGAAGCACGTGGTAAACGGCATCGCCCCTGACCCGCGCACCGCCGCCGAGGCCCGGGCGTTGTGGCCGCAGCACGTGGCCAGCAAGCAGGTGATCGTCGGCGTCGAAGTGGCCGATGCGGTTGCGAAACTGGCCCAGGTCAAGGCTGACATGAAGGCGATGGAATCGCTGGCCAGCGAGTACGAGGCGGTCATCTTGACGGCCTTCGGCGATGCCGAGGAGGCCATCTGCAACGGCCAGAAGATCGCCACATGGAAAGCCAATAAGCCGAGTATGCGCACCGACTGGAAGGCCCTCGTGCACCACCACTGGCCCATCCCGCCTGCGGAACTCGTCGAGCATTTCACCGCCATGACACCCGGCGCGCGCGTTCTTCGCCTCGCCAAGTAATAGGAGCACACCATGAGCAACGAAGTCGCAACCATGAACCCGTTCGCCGCTCCGGCGAAGCAGCAGACCGGCGGCGCCGTCGCCGATGCCGCGATCCAGCGCGAGGCCCAGGAAGTTCAGGCCATGATGGTCATCGCCAAGAAGTTCCCGCGCGATCAGGTCAAGGCTATGGACAGCATCCTCCAGGCCTTCACCCGCCCCACTCTGGCCGAGGGCGCCCTGTATTCCTACAACCGTGGCGGCTCCGATGTCACCGGCCCGAGCATCCGTTGCGCCGAGGCGATCGCTCAGATGTGGGGCAACCTCTCATTCGGCATCCGCGAGCTCGACCAGCGCAACGGCGAATCCACTGTCGAGGCGTTTGCATGGGATCTGGAATCGAACACCCGGCAGGTCAAGGTGTTCCAGGTGCCGCACATGCGCCACACGAAGAAGGGCAGCTACCGGCTTGAGGATCCGCGCGACATCTACGAGATGGTCGCAAACCAGGGCGCGCGCCGTCTGCGTGCCTGCATCCTGGGAGTGATCCCAGGCGATGTGATCGAGGCCGCCACGCGCCAGGCCGAAGTCACGCTCACCACCACCGCCGACACCAGCCCGGAAGCCATCAAGAAGATGGTGGATGCCTTCGCGGGATTCGGTGTAACCAGGGAGCAGATCGAGAAGCGCATCCAGCGGAGACTGGAGAGCATCACACCCGCGCTGATGGTGCAGATGAAGAAGGTCTATCAGTCCCTGCGCGATGGCATGAGCGCGCCGGCGGATTGGTTCGAAGTCGAAGCCAACCAGGCCGCCGAGCAGGCTGATCCAGCCGCCAGTCGCACGCAATCGGTGAAGGACAAGATCAAGGGGCGTGCACCGAAGCCAGAGCCCGCCCAGGAGCAACCCGACAAGGCCGTGACCTACGCGAAGGTGGCCGAGGCCATGCGAGTGGCCGGCGACGTGGACACCCTGGACGCGCGAGCCGACATGATCCGCATGGTCGCAGACGAGGGCCAACGCACCGAACTGAACACCATCTATCACGACCTGCGCGAGAAGATGGAGGCAACGTCATGATGCCCTGCTTCGGCACCTACGAGGTCATCAGCCAGGACGGCCAATGCGTCGAGTGCGCCGAACGTGGCGACTGCATCAAGCATGAGCGGCGCGCGCAATCTGCTCTGTCTCCGATGATGCTGGCGAGACTGGCCGATGACTCGCCCATCGAAACCGTAAAACCAGGCGTATTCGACGCCGGCAATCTCGGTGGCGGAGATATCCACGAGCCGGAGAAAACGTACCAGCTTACCGTCGAGCAGATCGATGATCTCGCGGACGCGCTGGCGATGCTTGATGGCCTCGTTGTGGCCCGTCGCCACAAGGCAATGATCCACCGGTGTCACCAACACTTGATTCAGGCGCTCGGACCCGATGAGCACTTGGTCTATGCGGTTGACCACGAGAACAGCCCGGACGAAGACGCATGATTACCCTACTTCTCTGCTGGGCTGTCGGCGCGGCCGCGTTCGTAGCCGGCGCATGGTGGAGGGCGATTCACGAAGAAGCCGCAGAGGCGGCAGAAAGGCAAGAGAAGTGAGCAATGAAACCTTCGTCGCCGACGTGCGGCGCTTCACCGAGTTGGCCGGATGCACGACAGACCGCTACAACCCGCAGCAGACCGGCCTGTACGTCGGCCTGATTCTGGAGGAAGTGGCCGAACTGCTTGAATCGATCGGTGCCGTCATGACGGCCGAACTGCTTGAATCGATCGGGCGCGCATTTAAGCGTGGCGACTTCGCGCCGAGCATCGAGGCAGCCAGCGATGTCCAGCGGGTCGAGATGCTGGACGCCTGCGTTGACATCGCATGGGTTGCCACCGGCTGCGCGCTGTCTCAGGGCGCGGACGTGCTGAGCGCCATGAAGGAGGTCGCCCGGGCGAACCTGGACAAGTTCCCCGGTGGCGTTGCCGTGAAGGATGCCAACGGCAAGGTGATCAAACCAGATGGCTGGCGCGGCCCGGACGTGGCCCCGTTCATCTGCCGGGAGGGTTGAGCCATGACCGCACAACGAATCTACATCGTGCGCGACAAGGCGAACGGAATTCCTCGTCTCGTGCAGGCAACAAGCCAGGCCCAGGCCATGCGCCATGTGGCCGAGGATCGGCTGTCCGTCGAGGTGGCAAGCGCCATGGATGTTGCCCGCTACATGGGTTCGGGCATCAAGTTCGAGCATGCCGGCGAGAAGCCCGCCGAGAAAGTTGAGGAATGACCATGGACATCCAGAAGCAGGTTATCCGAACTGTCGCCAACTGCCTTGGCGTCATGGAGCGAGAAGTCACCGAGGCCACTACGAAGGGCGAACTTGGCATGGACAGCATGGACGAGATCGAGCTTGTCATGGTGCTGGAGGATGAGTTCGGTATCGAGATTGATGATGCCGAGGCCGAGTCGCTGAACACCGTGGGCGAAATGATCGCCATGGTTGCAAAGAAGAAAGGGGTGAACTGATGGCGAACTTTCATCAGACGGTAATCGCCGGGCACCTTGGGCGCGACGTAGAAATGCGTTACATGCCTTCAGGGGATGCGGTGGCGAACTTCAGCGTTGCTGTCACGGAGTCTTGGAAGTCGAAGGACGGCGAGAAGAAGGAATCCACGACCTGGTATCGCGTCAACGCCTTCGGGAAGCTGGCTGAAATCTGCGCGCAGTACCTGAAGAAAGGTTCCGGTGTGCTGGTGGCCGGCAAGATGCAGTCGCGCAAGTACGAGAAGGACGGCGTTGAGCGCGAGTCGTGGGAACTGCGGGCTGACACCATGCAGATGTTGGGCTCCGGCTCCGGTTCCGGCGGCGATAGTGCAAGTGCGCCTGCACAGCCGCGCGCGAATAGTGCAAGTAAGCCGGCGCAGGGTGGTGGCGGAGGATGTTTTGCAGATATGGGCGATGACATCCCGTTTGCCCCGATCGGCCGTGGCCCATGGGCCTACGTCATCTGAGAAAGGACAGCAGCATGAGAATCAAAGACCGCATTCTCGCTGAAGTGGCGAATGGGCAGATCCTGGTCGATGACCTGGTGGCCACCATGGGCCTGAAACGCACCCAGGTTGTCGAGAACGCTCGCCACATGCAGAAGGAAGACCTGATCCAGATGGTGAAGGATGACATTACCGGGTTGCCGGCGTACCTGATTACGGACAAGGGCCGGTACGAGGCCGGCAAACTGGCCTGCAAGGTTGCGAAGGCCTCCACACAGGAGCAGACGGACCAGGCCGAGGCCGTAGCCGCCACCGAGGATGTCATGTCCCTCCTGGGCATCATTTCCGACATCCGCGCGGCCATCGGCGACACCGGGCAGATCATGCTTGGCGACCTGGCAGGCGCCATCAAGGCGATCGTGCAGCAGCGTGACGAACTGATCAATATCGGCAGGGAAGTTGATGTGCAGATTGAAGACATCATCAGGGACCGCGACATGCTTCGCGCAAACCTGGAGGCCGCCCAGCGTGACCTAATGAAGGGCGCGACCCTGGCCAGCAGCCAGCGCATGAAGGAGCCGATCGCCTGGGGCCACGCATGGGAATGCGGATTTACTCGATTCGAAAAGCATGAGGATGCGAGGGCCGATATTGAGCGGTCATTCAAGGATGGCAGCATCGAGAAGTCCTACCTCGTCGCCATCATGGCCGTGGCTAGCATGGAACTGACATGGAAGGAAGCAGCATGAGCAAGTTCAAACTTCACCGCACGCTTGTCACCATCGACCACATTAACGCGCGGAAGGAAGGTCCGGAGGACGACAAGGAGCTCGCCGTCGATCTGAAGTTGTCCACGATGCTGGGCGCTGACGTGCTCGACTTCTTCGAGCCCGCCCTGGTCGATGCGCTGTTCCTCGGGACTGCCGTCCGAAATCCCATGATGGGGCCGGTGACGATGAAGCACGAACTGGAGCACTACCGGCTGGAGGCGATGGGCAGTACGCACTTCGGCGTGCGGGTGAAGAAGTTCGTCATGGAGCCTACGGATGGCCTACAGGTGCTGCTGACCTTCGGCGTCTCGTTCAAGCCGAGCGGCGACGAGGTTGCGAGGCTGGCTGAGTACCTGCAAGACGGGATCGAGATCAGTCTTGAGCCATCTGACGAGGAACTGAACCTGGAGGGCGCGAAGCCATGACCGAACAGGCAGACGTTCTCTATGCCCACGAAATGGCCGCGAAGCTGGGGCGAACGGTCGTGGCTATCCGGGGCGGGATCCACAAGAAGATGAACGAAGGCAAGCCGGTTGACTGGCTGCCGACCCCGTTCAAGATGGGCGATCAGTGGGCGTGGCTGCGCGCCGATGTGGACGAGTGGCTGAAGCAGAAGGCGAAGGAGGTGTCCTAATGGGCTCAAACACAAAGATTGAGTGGGCGCACCACACCTTCAATCCATGGATCGGCTGCCAGAAGGTCGGCCCGGGGTGCGACCACTGCTACGCGGAGAAAGAACGCGCCACAACCATGTTGGGCGTGAAGTGGGGGCCGCACGAGGCACGCCACCGCACCAGCGCCGCCAACTGGCGCAAGCCGCTGTCTTGGAACCGCGAGGCCGCGCGCCTGGGCGTCCGTTACCGGGTTTTCTGCGCCTCGCTGGCGGACGTGTTCGACAATGAGGTTCCGGCGCAGTGGCGCCATGACCTGTTCGCGCTGATCGACACCACGCCACACCTTGACTGGCTGTTGTTGACCAAGCGCATCGGGAACGTGCGAAACATGATGTTCGAGGCGCGCGGCGGATTTCTGCCGCTGCTGCCGCATGTCTGGATCGGCGCCACGATCTGCAACCAGGCCGAAGCCGATCGGGACATTCCAAAACTGCTCAAGGTGCCGGCGGCTAAGCGGTTTCTGTCTATCGAACCTATGCTTGGACCGATTCGTCTTGACAAGCCGAATCCCGTCCCGGCGCGCTTCGACGAGCATGGGCGAGGAATAGAATGGATTGAAGAAGCAACATTTCTATGGCGCGGTGGCGTCGACTGGGTCATCGTCGGCGGCGAATCCGGTCCCGATGCCCGCCCTATACACCCTGACTGGGCTCGATCCCTGCGGGACCAATGCGCGGCCGCCAGCGTTCCGTTCCTGTTCAAGCAATGGGGAAACTGGATCGACGCAGACCAGGATGAATGCCCTTGCGGTCCGCCTTTTAGCGACTGGATGTGGGCCGATGGGAGTGTATTCGAACCTGGCGATGGCCAGCGCGGAATGCCTCTTTTTCGCCGTGTCGGCAAGGCGCTCGCCGGCCGCATCCTCGACGGCGTCGAGCACAACGGATATCCGGAGGCAGCATGAACCGCGAGAAGATCATCGAACTGGCGCGGCTGGCTGGCTTCCACATCGTGATCGACGACCTTCCTGGCGGCCAGGTGCGGCGCTCTGTCAAGTCCGTGAACACGTACTGCACGGACGAGATCGCGCACTTCGCCGCTATGGTTGTCGCTGAAGAACGCGAGGAGTGCGCTAAAGCGTGTGATTCTGTTGGTCGCCATCCACCTATGGATGATTGGTCTAGTGGTTATCGTGGGGGCGGTCTAGATTGCGCCGCCACCATCCGCGCAAGGAACCGGGTATGACCACCCTCTACGAGAAAGTCGGCAAGCGGTATCGCCCTGTGCGCGAGGAAAGGTATTGGGATAGCTGGCCGGATGGCTTCCACCTTGTCTATGCCGATCCGGAAGGCGGGCGGTCATTCCGGTTCAACATCAACCCGGATACTGCGGCCATGCAGGCGGCGGCGAAAGCACGCGAGGCCAACCTTCGCAAGGTGCTGAATGACGCCCTTGCCATGCGCCCCGCCCAGCGCCCCGTCACTGAGCTTCAGGCCGTAGCCTGGGAAGCGTTCAAAACAGCCATGGGCAACGACCGTTACATCGTGGAGTACGAAAGCGTGAACGGGATCATCGACAGGATGATCGAGGAGTTGCTGTCATGACATCCCGAATCGACATCATCGGTCAGAACGGCAACGATGGACTGCACTACCCTGACCCGATCGTTGAGTCGGTCCGTGCCAAGTTACTCGCACGCTCCCAGGCCGGCCTGCTCAAGTACGGGGTGGGCTTGGATCGGACGGACCTGTCGCGCCTGGACTGGCTCCGGCATGCCCAGGAGGAGTTGATGGATGCCTGCAACTACCTGGAGGTACTGATCCAGCAGGAGGAGCGCGGATGAGAACCGGCCGCCCTACCACGTACCCGGCTGAATGTGCGATTTACGCATACCTCAGATCAACCGGGCGGCCGGCAGAGTCAACCGAGATCGCCGCCGCAGTGCATCGCGTCTGGAAGGTCGTCTGCGATGCGCTGCGTAACCTGCACGAATGCGGCCTGATCCATATCGCAGCATGGCGCTCCGTCACAATCGGAGGCGGGCACCCGGCAAAGGTATGGGCGTTCGGGCCTGGAAAGGATACGCCGAAGCCTCCAATCAAGGACGTGCGCAAGGTCCGCAACGCCAGCCGGAAGCGTCGCCGCCAGGCAGTGATCGACCAGTACGGAAAGGACATTGCCAAGCGCATATTCTGCTCACGGGCAAATGGCGGCTCGGACAAGATCGTCCTGGACGGCCGCGTGATCTATGAGCGGAAACGGGTGTTGTGATCCTCACCAGGGCCGAAGTCGAAACCCTGACCGGGCGCGTCAGGTTCACCGCCCAATGCCGGGCATTGCTCTCGATGGGGATCCGCTATGCTGTCCGGCCGGATGGATCGCCGGTGGTATCAGTCGCAGCGGTGGACGCGGCGCTGGGCGCTTCGAAGGCGGAGCCACGGGAACCTGAACTGAGGTTGTGATGCGAAAGCGCAAGGACAATGACCTGCCGCCGTGCGTCTATCGGCGCGGGAGCGGGTTCTACCTGGTCAAGCGCAACAAGTGGACCCTGCTCGGGCACGACATGGCAGCCGCCCTGGCTGAATACGGGCGCATCATGTCGGCGCCAGCCGGCGGCATGCCGGAGCTTATCGAGAACGCATTCCCAGCCATCGTCCGGGGCCGATCGGAAGCCACCCGGGCGGCATACCGGGCAGCGGCGAACCGGCTGGCCGACATTTTCCGCGACTTCTCTCCAGCCCAGGTGAAGCCGAAGCACGTCGCCGCCATGCGCCGGGCATTCGAGGACCGGCCGGCAACGGCGAACCTGCTCATGGCCGTCATGTCGTTGGTCATGGGCTGGGCAGTCGAGGAACAACTTATCGACTCCAACCCTGTAATGGGCCTCAAGCGGGCCAAGGCGGTGAAGCGCGGCCGGTTCCTGACCGATCGAGAACTGGATGCCATCCGGGCACAGGCCGACGACATCCTCGGCGTCATCATCGACCTGTGCTTCCTGACCGGGCAGCGAATCGGGGATGTGCTCGGGATCAGGCTGGCCGATCTGACCGAAGACGGGATCGCATTCAAGCAGGCCAAGACGGGCGCGCGGCTGATCGTCGGTTGGTCGCCTGACCTGCGGGCTACCGTTGACCGCGCCAAGGCCATGCGCGGGCCTGTGACGGGGCTGACGCTGCTTTCCGGGCGAGGTGGTAAGCCTATCCCATACCATCGGGTCTTGCGCGCCTGGACGGCAGCCTGTGAAGCCGCTGGCGTGGCTGATGCCCATATCCATGACCTGCGCGCCAAGAGCCTGACAGAAGCCCGCCGCCAGGGCGTGGACCCTACTGCGCTGGCCGGGCATTCGTCAGCATCAATGACGGAGCGTTACATCAGGGACAGGGATGTTCCCGTGGTGTCCGGTCCTGCGATGCGGCGAAAGTCTTAGATTGCTAATAGAAGGCCGGAGCGGGTTTCATAGAGGAAACCGCACCCTGTCTTTTAACCTGAAATTATGGCAGAAACAGCCAGGAACAGCTTGAGGCGCAAAGCCTTTCTGCCATTTGCTGTCTAAGAAAACCCCGCCACGATCTGCCTTGTAACGCCTTGAAAGGTTTAGAGGCGAATCAGGCTATTAGATAGCAATTCCGGCAGACCATCCGCCAGCTTTATAGGCCGTCAGCTTTTCCTCGTCCTCGATGTACGCCACCCAGCCAATGCGGGGCGTGCCGAATACCCAGGCAGAGCCTGACCAGATAGCGACCTTGCCGGCGTGCCCGACCCATGCGCCAGTCGGGGACGCGGCAACGATGTAGGTGTCACCGGCAGCCGGCGATCCGGGCGGCGTCGCCAGATCCCGATCCTTGACGGACAGGTGATAAGCGAAGCGGCCGATCGACAGGAGATTCGCATCCATGTCGGTGTGCCACCCTGACTCGCCCAGGCTCCATCCGTGCTTCAGGCCCGACCGGACCTCAGTGCTTGCTGGCATTCCTCATCCTTTCTCAGGGCTGCCCGCCCCAGTAATGACCGTAGTTGAAGCCCCACCCTTCGCGCAGCACAGTGTAGTTGTGCTTCTGGTAGCTGATCAGGCCGCCCCTGGATGATTCGAGTTCCAGTCGTAGCCTTCCATTGATGCGGTAAATGCCGGACAGCACTGATGCGTTCGCGTGTGCTTGTATGCGAGACGACGATAGGGCCTTGTTGTAGATTGCAACTTCATCAACAACGCCTTTCAGTCCAGTATTACCAACACCACCGCCAGCCTCATGTGCTGCGCCGATTACCCAGTTCTGAGTCGTTGTGCTGACCGTGAAATTGATCGTGCTACTGGCCTGCATTACTCCGTCAACCCATATCTCACACTGGCCGTTTGCCCTGTAGACCGCAGCGATGTGATGTGTTCCGCCGCCGATGCCCGCATTTGAACGCAGGTCTAAATCTAACAAGTAATCATCGCCTTTCGATAGCCTGAGGTTGAGTTTGTCAGTAGCAGCGTCATATACCAGTGCGACCGGGAAACGCCCAACTGCACTGGCGTAGTATTCAACCTTGCCAATGATCAATGGAAAAGCCTTTGGCTGAGAAACATCTACATTGATTATGGCCTCTAGCGTGCAAGCTGATGTGTAATCTGTAGCAAAGCCACAGTCCAATCTTGTGCCGCCAGATGAGGAGTTAAGTGATACGGCAGTATTACTGCCGCTGCCGAGCAATCCAGACGCGCCAAGCGTGACCCCTGCACTCACGGGATAGGTGCCATTCCTGCCATTCCCGGATGAGTCTGTCATCGTCGTCCCGGATGATTCGCCTAGTCGATAATAGGCAACGGGAGCATCGTCAAGCACTTCTTCGTTGTAGGCTTTTATCGACCCCGATCCAATAATCTGCGAATCATTGAGTTCGTCGATGGTCGGGTAGGTCTGCGATGTTCCAGACAGGCCGGAGTAGGTGCGGATGAGCGTGTCCGTTTCACCATAGATGCGCAGGTTGTACGTCGTGCCTGCCTCCGGGCCGATGCTGTTCTCATCCTGTTGAACCAAATAGGCCGTCTGCTGCAAGCGATCCCTGTGTGCCCATGCCACAGCGAAAGCGGCCTGACCATCAATCCACTCCGGGTAGGCCAGTGTGTTCACTCGAAGTTTTCCTGGCGGATATGGCCGGTTGTGGCGACGGTTCATCGTCAAGGAATCCGCCGCCGCATCCGCGATTTCGAGCTCGCCAAGTCCGGTGCGCGGGAGCAGTTTGACATCGACCGTCTCGCCGCTTGCGTATTCGGTCTCATCCTCGCCCTGGAAACCGTCCACGAACCAGATGCGCGCGCCCGATGCGTGAGCGGCTGGAACAGTATCCAGCAGCCCGCGTGTGATGGTCGCCGTGCCGGCTACGGCATCAATCGCAGTGACGCCTACGCACTCATCGCCGATCATCGCGTAGCCGCCCGTGACGACGGAATCCACATCGACCATGCCGCTGAACGCGATGGAGGTGGTCGTCACCGTCAGCCCTGACGTCAGTGTGGCCGTCGGGCAGAACTCGGCCTGGCCCCTTTCAGCGTAGTCAGCAGCCCCGACCTTCGCGTTGATCTCGTAGTTCATCGAGTCGCCGGTCGGGCTCGCGGCAACAGTCTGGAGATAGCCCGATAGCGAATCAAGGTACGCCAGATCAGCAGCAGACAGCGTGCGCGCGATATCCCAATATGGCGCCTCGATCAGTTTCCTGCTGCTGATCTGGATAGGCGCGCTCGCCGGATCGACCCACCCGCCGGCCTGCGTGCCTGCGTATGTGTTCGACGGCATGCCGAATACATCCTCGACGGCATCGATGGTGATCTCGCCAGCTTGAAGCGTGCCGCGATTGACCTCCAGGACGCGGTAGACAACATCCTCGATGCCGTACTCCGGCCAGGTCAAGCGAATGACGTCACCGGGTATCACATCCCATGCCTGCCGATTCGCTGTGAGTTTGATCTTTGCCAATGGGGTGCTGACAGCGATCAGATCACGCATAGCTACACGTTGAGCGAGCGTGGTGTTGGTGATGCCTGGGTACTGCTTGACCTGGGCGACAACCGCGCCCTGTGTCTGGATGTTCGCCAGATCCTGAACCGTGACTGACGTATCCTTGTTGCTGCACGAATCTGTGTAGACGACAGTGATTTCATTAACTGTCTCGCCCAATGCCTGACGTTGGTAGTCGCTGGCGCCGATCAGGTTTGACGGCCCGTAAATCGGGAGGGTGTTCTTCACGTAGTCATCGCGGATCAGTTTGAGCGCGAACTTGCCAGTGGACGGGTCTACATACAGGATGCCGCCGATGTGATCCAGCACAACACCGATGAATGACTCAATTGTGTCCTGCCTATTCCAGATCAACGACATGCCGAACGCTTCTGAATAGAGCGTGTCTGCGGCGGCCGTAAACGATGCGTCATCCAGTGCGGAGGTTGGGTAGCCCATTCCCCATACACCATCCGTCAGGCATTGATAGATGATGTGCGCGGGGTTCATCGCCCAGTTGCTGCAAATTCTCGGAACGTCGCTGAAAATCCGTACATCACTGACAGCCATTACTGATGGCGATGGATCCGCATCACGGTAAAACGATATCCTGCTGACGGTTAAATCACTTGGAATACCTGAAGCAACGCCGCTGTAAATCGTTGCTTGAGTTGCAGTCTGAACAATCTTCACTGTCCATTGCTGCGCGCTTTTCTCAAAAACAAGCCCGTACCCAGTGCCAATATCGAGAGGCTGTATATCAAGCACAGATTCGTTGAACCGAGGCCTTTGTTGTGAATCAACTAAAGTTTCTGATCTACCTACGAAGGTAATGCCTTGTATGAAATTCACACCCATTGTGTCACCGGAACCGGAAGACGTTATGGAGAAATCTATTTCGATTCTGTTGACGTCGGTTATTGGTGTAATGTTCTTTTCGATCTGCGTGCCGTCCCATGGGGCTGTCGTTGTGCTATTGCTAATCGCCCCGCCGGAAATAACAAAGTAACTATTAGATGGCCATCCAGAAGCAGATTCGAATGATTCGGTGTGGGCAAGGATTGTGTGGTAGCTGTCTGGTATCACCTCGTCTCCGAGGTGCAGGCTAGCTTTATCTGGATACCAGGCAGCGCCACCGGACCAACCTTCCAGAATGCGCTTGAGGCGGAAGGCCCACGGCTTAACGTATGGGTTGTTCGCTGAAACCTGACCTTGCCTCCATATTGCGGAAACAATTCCCCTGAATGCCGGCATCGGCGTGCCGATTTTGCTTGTAAGGTAGCTATTGGCCGTCTGCGATACGCCCCCAAGTGCGATATCCAGTTGACCAACAATGCCACCCTCTTTCTTGTCTCCTCCGAACAGTTTAGGCGCGTTGATACTGACGCTCGTGTTCGAGTTCACGCTGCCATACCATGCCTCGCGGTCGCCGACCTTAATCCGCTGTACTTCATCAACGGGGCCGTGACACAGGCCGAAATGTAGGCCCATGTAGTAGCGATACCAGACAGTCTGCTTCTTACTGCTGCCCATCCTGATCCCTCTCTGCCTGGGCGACCACACGAGCCGCCATGGCGTCATTCGTTGCCAGCAACCTCTCAGCCTCGATGCCGCTATTCAAAAACTCGGCCCAGTCCAGATTATGACGGTTGCAGAACTGACGACTCCCTCGATTGCAGTATCCGAGTTCGCGCAGATGGCGATGCAGGACTACGGTCGTGGTCACTTCTTGCCGCTCTTGGACTTGATCGCCTTGCTGCGCAGATCCCCGTACCACAGCACATTCGCCCCTGTGATCGTCACTGTGCCGAACACTACCGGAATCGGTCTGCCCTCCTCAGCCACAGGCACATCGAAGTCAGACAGACTCGCCGGTTTCGGTTTAGGCGGTTTCGGCGCCAGGGCCGCGAGGATCAGATTTGATACGACGAGGAGGAGAAGGTTGACGAACATCTCGATCAGTCCTCAGTAGACAGGGGTGCCGACGAACGGGTTCTTGGTCGGAATGTACGGCATGCCGCCGTAGTTGGCCGAGTTGGAGAACTTGCCATGGCACGTGGTCAGCGTGTGGTCGCATCCAGGGTAGACGTTGAGAACGGCTCCGGGCGTTAGGCCGATCATCTGGAAGTTGACCGTGACCACCGCGCCCACGTGCGAGCGGATTGCGCGGCGCTCGTACTGATCCAGGGCGAACTCCCACTCGACGTACCCGCCAGCGAAGTACCCGTCCGAGTGGCTGCCCATGTTGCTCAGTGTGATCTCTAGTCCGGAGATCGACGATACTGTCTTGCTTGCCACCCAGGCAGTGCGATCGAGGCCGCATGGCGCGGAATAGAGCACGTGCGGGCACTGCTTCTGATACATCCGGCGCAGGCCCGGGCGCTTGATCGAGGTATAGACGCTCTCGCAGTGGATGGTCGCCTCCAGGCCGCGCCATGAGATGTTCAGCACGCGCCCCATCCAGATCACTACAGCATCGGTATCGCCACGGTGCAGACGGTAGACGGTCAACTGCACTACATCGCCGGGAGGCACGAACTTGAACAGGTCTAGCATGGGCAAGGACCGTTCACAGTTGATGTTCAGCGCCCCGCGCGCCATCTCGTTGGTGGCCTCGATGGAGTTGCGCGACATCGCTCGGCTTTCGTAGGTCTTCGTGTTGAAGACCACGTCCTCGTCGGCGCTCGTGTATCGGTAGTAGGTCGGCCCGTAGCGGAACTCGTAGAGCTCGATCGGCTTGGCCGTCTGCAGGCCTGTCTCAAGCGTCGCGTATGTCATTACCTGGAAGCCTTACACATCATGGCCGATCGCCCTCACAGAATGCGCCGCCTCTGCCGTCTCGCCAGAAAAGTAGCTGATCTCGACCCCATCGGTATCCAGCCGGCACAGGGCCATGTAGCTGATCGCCACCACGTCTGCCGGCGTTACCTGAACGCCTAGCGCGCTGTCTATAGTCAGGCGCTCGACTTGATCGCTGATGTGCTGCGCGGCTGTGATGCGCCGGTAGTGGACCGCTCCGCTCCGCAGTTCGATGCGGATGTCTTGCCGATTCTCGCCGGCGTCGATGCGCTGGTGATAGTCGATGTTCTCGATATCTACTGTGGTAGCGGCTGCGCCGATGGTATCGGCCAGGATCATGTCGTCAGCCCACGTGGGCACCCACAGCGCGCCGTACTTTCCTGCCCTGGCGTAGAGCCATGCGCGGAAGGCCGCGATCTCTGCGCGGCCATCGAGGAACCAGCGGTGCGTCTGCCGGATCTCGGGCACGCCGGATTCATCGTGATAAACAGCCGGCCCGGTCCCGTAATCAAGACTTGCGAGCTTGCGCAGGTACTCAACGCTGATGTCCTCGATCCAGTTCGGTTTTTCGGTCAGAACAGGCCTGCCGCGATAGGTGGTCTCGCTCGCCGCCGTCCATGCGCTGTTCTCGTCAACCTCCATCCGCACTGGTCCGTAGACGGCATCGTGTGTGAAACGGCTGAATCCGTGAGTCGCAGGCAGTCGCGCGAGCCTGGCCGGGAAGATCATCGTCGTCAGCGCGGGCCATAGCTTTTCGGTGGCCCTGGCGAGAATCAGGCGATCAGCCTGAACCTCGTCAATTTCCACTGCCTCGTAGGAGCCATCATCGCCGAGGAAGATCATCAGCCCGCCGACGTAGTAGTCCCTCGTGGCCGTAGTGCACATGACCTGCGTTGCCCCGATGGCTACCTGCGCGGAAAGCTGCTCGCCATCCGGCCAGATCGGCAGAGCCCACTGCCGCGCACCCCATCCGTAGAGCATGGAATCCAGCCGGCGGCGTTGCCTGCCTGTCGCGGCGAACGCAAACTCAAATGTGCGGCGCGGGTACTCGCGCAGTTTGATCCGCTGCTCCGTGCCGTCGTAGGCGGTCAGCACGTCAGTCTTCCACTCCAGGCGCTCGATCAATGTCTGTGACCAGTCAGGACGCCACACCCAGGCGACAATGCGCTGGCCGGTGATCGGCAGCGTCAGGTTCACCACATCGAAGTCGAACAAGTAGGACGCATCGATGACAGCCGGGCCTTCGGTATCGATGTAGAAGGCGTATGTGCGCTCACGCAGTGGTTCGAAGCCGAACGGCGTTGCGCCTGGCTGGGTAAGGTCGATGCCGTCGGCATTGCTCGGCGTAACGGCCAGCAGCGTGCGCGGCACAAGCCAGGCATTCCAGACGACCACGTTTTCCGTAAGCGGATTGACGACAGATCCAACGTCCACCGCGTACTTGCTCAGATGGATGCGGTTGTACCAATCCGCGAAGCCGAACATCGGCTGGTTATGACCGACTCGCGCCTCTGCCGGCTCTGTGACCGGCTGGGTATCTGTCCTGCTGCCTGCCTGCGAGGTACTGACCATGTGGCCTGCCCATGGCGCGAGCGTGCGCGCCGTCGTGATCGCAACGGAACCGTGCTTGACGTACTCAGGAGAGGGGGTCAGGTAACCATTCGGCAAGGCTTACGCTTTCTTGTAGGCGAGGCCATAGGTGCCCGAGGATGGCGTCGTGCTGTTCAGCACACCCCACGTTGCGGTCTTCTGGATCAGCGGAAAGACCATCCATTGATCCGTGCCGATGGTGATCGTGCTTGCCGGTGTCAGGTTGGTCATGTTCACGTAGCGCATGTCAGGGACGTACCCGAGCGGGCTGGTCATATCTGAAGGTCTGTCGCCACAGATCAGCATCGGCAGTAGCGGCGTGATCTGGTTGAACTCGCTCGGGCTCCGCTCGTGCAGAGATTCCAGTATACCCTGGTTCTGCCCACGCACACAGCCTTTGGCATAGTTCCCGTTCCACGTATCGGCGTCGAGGAATGTCATCCAGTTGTTCGACTTGCTGTCGATGTCTGCCCGGACAGCGGAGCGGTTGGCGGCGGTCGCGCTCGACGCATAGGAGTCGAACGGCACGGCGTGATAGGCGTTGTCCGGGTTGTTCGGCGTGCTGCTGCTGGTCACCACAGTCGGATGCCAGTAGCAGGCGCAGACGTACTCGCCGCCGGTGTAGCTGCCATGCTTGATCAGTTGCCCCATGTGGATGTGCTTGAAGATGCCGGCGGTCGTTTCCACCACGGCATGCAGGTAGTCGGGGCTGGTGTTCGTGAAGAAGTGATAGGCAGTGTACGGCCCGGCCATGTCGTTGCTGCGCGGCTGGTTCGTGCTCGCGCCAGGCTGCGCGCTCCATGCGCTGCCGGCGGCGTAACCGGTCGCGCCGCATAGCCAGACGTCATCAGCGTCCCAGTTGAGCCCGAAGTAAAGCCCGCCCTTCGTGAACACGCGCCCGCTGGCCGGCGTGTTGACCGTCCATCCGTTCGCCGTGGCGAAGGTGATCAGCTTGTTGATCAGATCCGTGGTGTCGGTGGCTGTGCCGGTTTCGTAGACGATTGGCATTGCGATTCCTTACGCGAGCTTGAGCGCCCAGTAGTTCCAGCGGTTCGTGCGGAAAATGTTCTGCACCACCAGGTAGTCCTGCCCGCTGATGGTTACGATGTTCTCGGCAGCGTTGCCGAATCCGGATACCCAGTAGCACCCATCGAGTTCACCGAATACCTGCCTGCTTGGCAACGCGCAGTTCAGGATCAGCGGGAGCAGCGTATAGGTGCCGTCGATGTTGTCCCGCATCTCGCGCAGGCGATTGTCTACCTCAGTCGCATTCTCGCCGCCGGCGTAGGGCCAGATAGAGCGGTTGGTGGTGGTGTTCAGCGAATCATTGCCCGATGAGTTCGTGAAGTTGCTGAAGTACTGCCACGAGCCATCAGGGAACATCAGGTTGACGCCTGTGTTCGTGGCCGTTGATGTCGCGCCAGGGTCTACAAACTGCCGGTTCCCGACGGATGTATCCGACCACCGCAGGTTCGTCGCGTTCTCCGCGCCTATGAATAGCGGGTATGGATACTGGCTAGGCGTCCCGTAGGGCAGAATCAGGCCGCCGTAGATGGCGTGGTAGGTGGTCGATACCTTGATGACGACAACAAATCTCCGGCCGCTGGCGACGATCCAGTACGTCATCGGTGAATCCCAGCAGGCCACGTAGCTGATCGGGCTGCTTCCCACCTGATTGGCGAATGAGAGCGCGGAACTGAAGCCAGCAGCCCCCCGCACCTCGATGCCGTAGATGTCATCCGGCACATCGTTGACGGACTGTAAGCCGACGAATATCTGATCGGTGCCAGCAAGGCCCGGCCCGCGTAGCCACTTCCCGCTTGTCTGCCCGCTGGCTACGCCCAGGTCGGTCCAGTTCTGCGATAGACCAACAAGCGTGGCATTCGTGGTCAGGAAGGTGACGATCTTTGCCAGCAGATCAGCCTGATTCGTTGCGGTTCCGGTTTCCCAGGCCATGACGTGCCCCTTATGCCAGCACCTGGCGCACTGCGCCCGGGTTGCGTTGCAGGATGTTGAGGATCGCCTTCTCCCCGCTGCTGGTGGTCAGGTAGTCGCTCACCAGGCTCGGGTCGATGACGTTGATGATGCGTGTGCCGGACGAGCCACCACCGTTCGCCGCGTGGCGCGGGTCGGCCTTCGACAGCACCTCCTCGCCTTTTTGGAGGATGGCTGGAACTTCGTTCGGCGCGAGACCGACCATGCCGCCGGAGTGGTAGCGCGGCGCGCCGGCGAAGGCCAGCGGGGAAGCCTGAATCCTCATGCGCGGGAGCCCGCCGACGATACCGCCAGAATGGAAGCCCAGGAAACTGAACAGCCCGCCGAAGAGCCCCCCACCGCCGCCACCTCCGCCACCTCCACCGCCGAACAGGCTGCCCATGATGTTCTTGGCAAGTGCCTCTGCCGCCATTCTGGCGATCCCCTGCAAAACGGTAGTGACTAGCTGCCGGAATGCGTCCTTGGCTGTTGCCGCCCCAGTAGCCATGTCGTAGAAGAACTTTTGCAGTCCTTCCTGCGCCGAGTTCTTGAACGTCGCATAGAGCATGTTCTGCTGCTGACTAAGTTCTCCCAGTTTTACCTTCGCCGCTTCGATTGATTGAAGCAGGCGTGGATCCGCAGCGGTCTGGTACAGCGTCTCCAACTGGAAGATGTATTCCTCGATCCGCTCAACCGCCTGGGCGCGGATGTTGTCCAGTTGGCGTTCCGCGTCGTACTGCGACAGCACGCCGAGCTCGACCTTCGTCTGAATCTGCCTCTCGGCCTCTGCCTGGTAGGCGAAAGCCTCGTCCATCCGGCGCTTCACGTCCTCGATCTGCGCGTTGATGGCCTGGATGTCGAACAGTTGCTTGACGATGCCTTGTGCGTTTGCATCACCAGCGAAGCGATCCTCGGCCTCCTGGCGGGCCTGGGCGATCTGCGCGAGCTCGGCTTCCAGGTTCTGGCCACGGGCGCGCAGGAGGGCGATGCGGGTGTCCTCCAGTGCCTTCTGGTATTCCTTCTCCGCCTGAGCACCCTTCCGGCCAATCTCGCCGATCTGAGTAGCGCGCTCGCGCTCAAGAATGACCAGATCCGCATCGACCTTGGCGATGTCGTTCTTGGTCTTCAGGACTTCCTTGTTGATCCGGTCCTGATCGCCGTCCTTCTGAGGCTTCAGCGTGTTCAGATTGGCAAGCTGAGCCTCCAGCAGCGCCTTTTCTTTCTCAAGCTGTTTCCGCTGGTTCTCGTAGTCACGCTCGGCCAGTAGGCTCTTGTCTTCGTACCACCGGCGGATGCTGATCTTCCGGTCTTCCAGGGCCTGATCCAGCGCGGCGGATTCGCGCTTCAGCGCGTCGGATTGCAGGCGGAAGGACTCGTCCAGTTCGCGTTGCAGATCTGGAATGCTGACAGCCGTTGCCTTGCCGTCTTTCCCGCCAGGCTTCCCGGCTTTCGATCCGGCCACAGAGCCGCCAATGGCATCCACGACCTTCTTCTGTTCCTTGCCTGCCTTCGCTGCTGCCTGCTGAAGCTTGCCGATGTCCTTGATGGCGGTTGCCACCGCGCCGGTGCCATTCGCAATCGGCGACATCAGATCCTTCGCGGCCTGGAATCCGCGCGCACTCACGCCAGCAACCTGCTTCTCGATGCTTCTGATCTGAGCAGCGGCCTCCTTGTTCACCAGGGAAACAGCCTTCCCGACAAGTGCCAGCAGGGTTTCGATTGGCGACAGTATGACCTTGATGATCAGAGCCCCGAGCCATGTCACGACTGCGCCGATCGCGCGGAATCCGTCGCGCACACCGGCGATCAGCACGGCGATGGTCTGGATGATCTTGGTCAGCGCGGTCGTCTTGACTACCCCGTCGCCAATGCCGAGCACCATCGATGCGACAGCGCCGACAAGCTGGCCGAACTGATCCAACAGCAGGCCAACACTGCCGACGAGCTCGGACAGGTCTTCTCGGTTCTGACGGATGTAGGCGGAGAAGTCTTGCGCGAGGCTGACAACGCCGCGAATCGCGCCGGCCAGCCCGTCACCGATCAGACTGATAACTTCTTCGACGAAACGGGCCAGATCCTTAAATGCTTCCGAGATACCCAGTGTCTTGGTGTCGAAGATGCCCGATGTCACATCCTTAAGGGCATTCTTGATGCGATCGAAGAAGCCGGAAGTCACCTGTCCAGCGACAGAATCCAGGGCCTCCTGCGTATTGGAAGCCACCACTTCGAACGTATCCGCCGCCGCCTTGCCGGCAATGACGAACGCGGCCATCTTCTTGTTGAGCTCTTCGACCAGGGTGCCCTGGGTCTTCCAGGTGTTGACCTGCTCGTTGGTAATGCCCAACGACTTCGCCACCCGGGCGTTGATGTCGATCGAGCCATCCAGGATCGCGCGCACTTCCTGTGCGATCTGGTTCATCGGCACACCCAGCGCGCCGGCCGCCTGCACGATCTGGATGGTGACCTGGCGCACTTCATCCAGGCCGAGGCCCGCACTCAGCCCGGGCCCGACCGCCTGCTGGAACGCCTCGACCAACTGCGTCGTGGTGGCGGCTGTCTCCAGGCCTGCGATGCGAAGCTGCCGCATCTGATCCTTTGAGAGGCCGATCGCCACCGTCAAGGCTTCCTGGCCATCGACCGCCTTTCCTTGCGCGTCAACAAGTTCAGACTGCGCGGCGATCAGGGATGCGATGCCGAGTTCGGCGGTTTCCAGCGTCTTGTTGAACTCGATGCCCTGGCGGATGAAGGCGGCGAACAGCTGCACGCCCTGAAGCGCGGCGAAGCCGGCCACCAGACCCTTGACGGCGGTTGCAGCAGACCTCGCAGTTCCGGCGATCTGAGCAATGCCGGCATCGGCCTGTCCTGTCGATGTGCGAGACTGCTGGGCAAGGCGCGCCATGTCGTCCCGCACCTGATTCAGCGCGGCCTTGAACTCCTTGAGTTCCGCGCCAATCCGAATCGATACGTCAGGTGTGCCGGCCATGTCTCACCGCTTTTCGAACTGCTTCATGTACGCTTTCCAGGCCTTCGGTTCGGCCTGGGCCATCCGGGCGGCTATCGCATCGCCCATTCTCTCCTGACGCTTCATCCGCTCTGCGGACGCCAGGAACTGCATGACCTGGTGCAGGGTGAAGTCCATGACCTGCTGGTACTGATACCCCGCCGCGATCAAGGCGTGGATGGTGTCTGCCCAGCCCCATTCATCGCCTGCCCCTGTTCCCGCAGTTTCGGCAGCAGGCGCCGGGCGAAAAAATCCGCGTTCACCCGCATGACCGTGGCGACGAGAAGGATCATCTCGTCGGTTTCGGCACCCTCGATGGCCTCTTTGCTGATGCCACTCGCAGTCGCCACCGCATCAATGATCTGTTCGCCATGGTCCGCGATGAGCTCCAGAATGACCGTCATGTCGCCGCTTTCCAGGGCCGCCAGGCTATCCAGGCCGATACCCTTGATGGCGCGTGCGAACTTCGGCAGTTGCCCGACTTTAAGCGGGGTGATCCGGTAAGTCTCCCCGCGAAAAGTGACTTCTGTAGCGATGGGGTCGATGGCGGAAAACTCGTCTTGCATGCTCACTCCAACGGTTGAGAGATCAGGTAGAGGTGTTGCGGCGTGAGCCACTGTGGCTCGGCCATGTCGATGATCGGATGACCGGCTTTCTCGCAGGCCCAGGCGATCAGTTCATTGCACGACCACTTGCCCGGGTGCTGCCAGTTTCGATGCAGCAGCCAGCCGAAAATGTAGGCATCGTCATAGGGCTTGCCGACCTGAGTGCATGCGACATTCCAGACGCCCACTGGGTTGGGATGCGGAATGCGCCGAAAGTCCCACTCGCTCTTGGTGGCGATGAAGCGGGACAGATCGTGCATGTGCACGCCAGGCGGGAGGTTGAACGCCGACGACTCGATGTACCTGCGGCCGCCTGGCTCCATCAGCATCACGTGGCTGTAGCGGCCATGGGTGAACCACTTGATCAGATCCCCGATGACCGAACTACTGTGCGCGAAGCCGAGGACGATGTGATTCACGGCACAAGTGACTGAATGAACTCGATGGCGCTGCTATTCACCGCGATGTAGAGCAGCAGCACGACCAGCGTGGTCATGGGCAGGATGTTTCCTCGCAGCCATGTCATGACGCTCCAGAACCCCTTTACCTTTTGCCATGTGTCGTGCAGGTCTGAGAGTTTGCCGACGTTCGCCGCGATCTCGCGCAAGGACTGGCTCATGTCTCCAACGCTTGCCGTGATCTTGTGCATGTCCTGGCGTAGACCATGCACTTCGACCTTCAGTTGGTGCATGTCGGTGCTCACGGATTTGATCTCCTTGTCCACATCGGCGCGGCAGGATCCCATGCGCTGGTCCACGTACTGTTGCAGGTATTCTTTGTCTTCTTGCTGCATGCCCTAACATCCCTGGATAGTCAGAGCCGCCCGGGTAGGCGGCCCTGAGTGGTCATCACTGCTCGATGGCAACCCGGAAGTACTGGCTCACGCTGGTGCCGTTCTTCGTGGTGTCCTTGAGCAACTTGCCGGAGACTTCCAGGGCGGCGTAGTCGTCACCGATCAGGCCGATGTTCTGCGCAGCGCCAACCTTCACGCGGTGGGCGGTGACCATCGTCTCCTTGCCGGAGCGGG